CAAGGACGAGGCTGACCCCCTCGCCTAATCTGGAGAACTAGTCATGGCCCTCATCGTCCAAACCTATCCCACTGTGACGGCGGGGGCCAACGGCTACGTCTCCCTGGTAGAGCTCAAGGCCTACCTGGACGCCCGCCTCAAGAGCTATGCGGGCAAAGAAGACCCCCAGCTCGAGGCGGCCATCATCGAGGCCACAACCTACGTGGACCTCCGCTTCACCTACATCGGCTACAGGCTCGAGGCAAACCAGGACACCGAGTGGCCTCGCCAGAACGCCTGGGATGACCGCGGCGACAAGGTCGACGGCATCCCCAAGGCTGTCAAGTCAGCGACTTGCGAGTACGCCTTCCGCGCTCTCTCGGCTGAGCTCATGGCTGACCCTGAGCGCGACGCCTCCGGCCTGCAGGTCCAGAGCAAGTCCGAAACCGTCGGGCCCATCTCCACCGCCGTCACATTCGCCGACCGTGCAGGCTCTGCCCTGCCGGCCTATCCCGCCGCCGATCGGCTGCTCACTTCCCGTGGTCTGGTGTTCTCCGGCACGTCGAGTGGCCTGGGCACCATGAACACGGTGCTGGGCTAATGGCCGGCCCGTACGACGCGGCGGTCGCCGTCGCCTTCAAGCTGGTTAAGGCCAAAGGTCGGACCGACGGCAAGCTCACCAGGCCTGGTGGCAACACGCCTGACCCGGCCACGCCCTGGAGGCCCTCAGAGGACCCCGACCTGGTCATCGGTGAAGGCATCAGCATCGTGGTGCTGGACGCTGCCGTCGCAAAGGTGGACGGCCTCACAGAGGGCAGCAGCGCGGTCGGCTTCCTGGCTGCGGGCTCTGGCATCATTCCGAAGCTGGGCGACCTCCTCGAAACCAAGGGCGCCAGGTATTCCATCCTCAAGGCCGACGAGCTCGCCCCGGGCGACACGACGATCCTGTACATCCTCCACCTGAAGGGCTAAAGCCATGACGACCCCGCTTGAGGCGACTGACGCCATGTGCAAGCTGCTCAACGACGCCTGGCAGGCGCGGGCCGGAGCCATCTGCGGTGGTGACGTTCCCCAGATCGAGTGGCCCAATGTGCCGGTCGTCGGCCCTAAGCTGGCCGACGGGAACGTCCCCTGGGGCAAGCTGCTGATCGAGCACACCGGCGGCGATCAGCGCACCTTCGGTCCGGTCGGGCAGCGCCGCATGGAGCGGTGGGGTGAATTGACCTTCCAGGTTTTCGTCCCCGCCGGCAAACGCGGGCTCGAGCTGGCGGGCCAGCTCGCTAAGGTCGCGCTCAACGCCTACGAGGGTTCAACTCTCGACGGCGTCCGCTTCCGCCGCGTCGGTTTGAAGGATGTGGGAGTCAACGGCGCCTGGCAGCAGACGAACGTGACAGCCCACTTCGAATACGACGAGGCGGCCTGACCCCTTTAGGAGGAGCCGATAATGGGCGCCATCACCGCTGACAGCAATGGCTCCGGCCTCAGGATTGCGGAGGAGACCTACGGGACCCCCGGCACCCTGCCCGGGACCCCCGTCTGGGAACCCTATGAGCCGAACAGCTACGGCGACTTTGGCGGCCAGACCAAGACCACGGCGCGCACGCCGATCGCCGCCGACCGCCAGCGGCGCAAGGGCGTCGTCACGGACTTCGACGCCGTCGCGGGCTTCCAGTCCGACTTCACGTCCAAGGGCATGTACACCCTGATGCAGGGCTTCATGTTCGCTGACTGGCGGGCGAAGACCAACCTGCTGCCCAGCGCCGTGTCGGCCACCCTGTACACCGTCCCGTCGGGCGGCGCCGGCTTCCTGGTCAACAGCATCGCCTTCGGCGAAGGCTTCGCGGTCGCCACCAACAACGGCATCCACGTTGTCACCGCTTCGGCCGGCACCACCGTCACGGCCCCCGGCCTGGCGACGGAAGCCTCGCCTCCGACTGGCGCCAAGATCACGCGCGTTGGCCATCAGGGCGCCTCGGCGGACCTCACCCTGACCGTCACGGGCGGCATTCCCACCCTGGGCTCCACGGCCCTGAACTTCACGACCCTGGGTCTCATCCCGGGTGAGTGGCTGTTCATCGGCGGGGACAGCGCGGCCCTGGCGTACGCCACCGCGGCCAACAAGGGCTTTTACCGGATCAAGACGATCGCCGCCAATGCGATCGTGTTCGACCGCTGGCCCGTCGGCGTGACGACCGACACCGGCACCGGCAAGACGATCCAGCTGTTCTTCGGCCACGTCATCAAGAACGAGTCCGACCCGGCTCTCCAGAAGCTGCGCACCTACCAGGCCGAGCGCACCCTCAACGCGACCAACATCCAGTACGTCAAGGGCTGCGCCGCGGACAAGCTGTCCATCGACGTCAAGACCGGCGACAAGATCACCGTCGACATCGGTATGGTCGGACTGGACGAGGAAGACCTCGGCGCCGCAAAGGGTGGCACCCGCCCGGCCGTCCCGGCCCAGGTGGCGTTCAACTCGTCCTCGGACTTCACCCGGCTGCGTCTCATCAACGACAGCCTGGGCAGCGACCTGGCGGTCTACCTGACCGACCTGAAGCTGGAAGTGAACAACGGGATCGTCGCGGCCAAGGCCATCGGCACCCTCGGCGGCTTCGACCTGAACGCTGCGGACTTCGCGGTTACCGGCTCCGTCGAGGCCTACTTCGCCTCGATCGTCGCGGTGCAGCAGGTCAAGGCCAACGCTGACGTGGCCCTCGACTTCGCCCTGGTGGCGTCGGTCGGTGGCTTCGCCCTCGGCTGGTTGTTCGACATCCCGCTCATCGGCCTGGGCGACGGTCGCGTCAAGGTGGAGAAGGACAAGCCGGTGAAGCTGCCGCTGTCCATGGACGCCGCGGCCCACCCCACCCTGAACCACACCCTCCTGGTGTGCAACTTCCCCTACCTCCCCGCCGGCGCGCTCTAAGCTTCGACGGCACCAACCAGGCAAGGGCCGGTCCATTCTGTGGACCGGCCCTTTTCCTATACGGAGCTACAGAACATGACCACCTCGACCCCGCCGGCCATCAACAAGGCCAGCCCCTTCGCCCTGTTCGAGACGAACACCGACCTGGAGAAGGCCGGCATCGACCTGGACTACGGCGCCTTCTATCTCACGGTCGCCCGCGCGGGCGGCAGCAACACCCGCTTTGGCGAGGTGCTGCGCGCCAAGCTGGCGCCCTACCGCCGCGCCATCGAGACCGAGACGATGGACGACGAGCTGGCCGGCCGCCTGGCGGTCGAAGCCTTCGCGGAGTCCGTCATCACCGGCTGGGGCCGCTTCAAGGTCGACGAGGCCGGCGCCACCGTCCTGGACGCCCAGGGCAACAAGGTCCGGGTCCCGGGCAAGATGCCCTGGCGTGACGGCTCCGAGCGGGACTTCTCGGTCGAGAATGTGACCGAGCTGTTCAAGCTGCTGCCCGACCTGGCGCGCGACGCCATGACCCAGGCCCAGCGCCAGACGCTGTTCCGGCGCACCCTGGCGGAGATCGACGGAAAAAACTAGCGGCGGTCCTGCTCTACACGCTGGAGCAGGGCCCGACCGAGAAGTCGATCATCAAGCAAGCCCTCCGGCGGCGCCAGGCGCTGCCGGAGGCGATTGCAGGAGCTCCCCACCTCCCGGAGCACCTGCTGGACTACTGGGAGGCCTACGATCAGCTCTCTACCTGCCGCGCCTACATCGGGATGGCAGGTGTCCCGGCTTCGATCCCCTGGACGGCGATCGAGAAGTATGCCCGCCAACACGGGTTCACCGGCAGCTCCTTCGACGACTTAGTGACCATCGTACGGGCCATGGACGAGGCCTACCGCGACAAGGTCATCAAGGAGCTCCCGAGTGGCGACGGCTGAACAGTTCAGTAGGCGAATGGCGTCCCTCGGCCTTCAAGTGGCCGAGGGCGCCGACGTCGTCGTCCGAAAGGTGGCCTTGGCCGCCGACCAGGTCATCGTGATGGCCACTCCCGTCGATGAAGGCCGGGCGCGGTCCAACTGGATCGCAGCTCTCGACGCTGCCGCGGTAGGAACCGTGGAGCCGTATGCCGAGGGCGCTGCGGCGGCCAACGGGGCAATTGAACAGGCTGCCCGAGTCATCGCCGACTACGACGGTGACGTCCATTCCGAAATACACCTCACCAACAACCTCCCCTACATCGGCGAGCTCAATGACGGGAGCTCTGCACAAGCCCCCGCAGGCTTTGTCGAGAAGGGCGTCACCGCCGCGGTGAAGGCCGTTGGTCAGGGTCTGGAGCTCAAGTAGGATGGCTGAAGCACGCATTGACGTCGTCGTCCGGGAGGACGGCAGCCGCGTCGTGAAGAGGAACCTGGAAGACGTAGGCGAGAGCGGCAAGAAGGCCGCCTTCGGCGTCGACTTCCTGAAGAAGGCCCTGGTCGGCGCTCTGGCGGGCACCGCCGTCGTCGCCATGCTCCGGTCCCTGACCAGCGCGGCGTTCGAGTTCACCGATCAGATCACTGAGGTGTCGACCCTGGTCAACACCGCGACCTTCGACATGGACGCCCTGACCGAGGCGGCCAAGCGCCAGGCCGTGCAGTTTGGCTCCATGCCCACCCTGCAGGCCAAGGCCCTCTACCAGATTGTCTCCGCAGGCGCCTCCGACGCGACCACGGCGACCGAGCGCTTGAACGCCGCCAACCAACTGGCCGTTGGGGGCGTGACCGATGTGCTCACGGCGGCGGACGGTCTCACCTCGGTGATGAATGCGTATGGTGCTGCCGCAGGCTCTGCCACCGATGTGACGGACGCCATGTTCACCGCCGTCAAGGCAGGCAAGACGACCATCGCCGAGCTGTCCTCCTCGCTGGGCATGGTTGCGCCGCTGGCGTCGGTCGTCGGAGTGTCCTTCGACGAGCTCACCGCGTCAGTCGCCGCCCTGACCAAGGGAGGCATGGCGACGTCGGTGGCTGTGACGGGCGTGCGAGCCATTCTGGCCGCGGTCGCCAAGCCTTCCGAGGAAGCCAAAGACCTCGCCAAGGAGCTGGGCATTGACTTCTCGGCGGCGGGTCTGAAGGCCAAGGGCTTTGCGGGCTTCCTCGAAGAGCTGACCTCCAAGACGGGCGGCAGCACCGAGAAGCTGGCCCTGCTGTTCGGCGGCGTCGAGGCCCTCGTGCCCATGCTGGCCCTGAGCGGTCAAGCCGGCGTGGACTTCTACAACATCCTCGACCAGATGGAGAACAAGACCGGCGCCACGGCCGAGGCCTTCGAGAAGATGGCTCAAAGCCCGGGCTTCCAGCTGAACCGCGTCTTCGCAGCCATCAAGGTCGAAGCTATCGAGCTGGGCACAGGCATCGCCAAGGCCCTGGTGCCTGTCATGAAGCTGGCGGCCGACAACATGGGGAACGTCGTCGACGTCGCCAAGCTCCTGGTCGTTGTGACTGGCGCATACATGGCGCTGATCGCCGGCAACAAGGTCCTGGGCTTTGCTGGTGAGCTGATCCGGCTGGAAAAGGCGCTCGGCGCGGCCAGCATGATGCAGGCTGTCCTCGGCGTGGCGACCAAGTTCACCACTGGCGCCTTCAACGGCCTGACCCTGGCGATCGCCGCCAACCCACTGGGCGCGCTCCTGGTCGCTGTCACAGCGGTCATCGCGGCGTTCATCCTGTTCGGCGATCAGATCAAGATCACCTCGGACGGAGCTGTCTCCCTGAAGGATGGCTTCTTCGCCGCCCTGAGCCTGATCGGCGACATGTTCGCCGGCGTGGGGCAGTTCATCTCGAGCACCTGGGGCACGATGGTCGACTTCCTCAAGTCGAACTTTTCGGCCTTTGGCGACTGGACGGGGGACATCCTCACTGACATCCTGAACATGGCCAAGGCCGTGATTAACGGCCAGATCGGCCTGTGGGTGTTCGCGTTCAACGCGGTCAAGCTCGTCTGGAACAACTTCCCGGGGGCCATGAACCTCCTGTTTGTGTCTGTCGTGAACCTGGGCATCACGGCCGTCGAGGCCCTGGTGAACTCCTGGCAGATCGGCCTGCGTCTGATCGCTGGCCTCGTGGGCAAGCTGAGCCCCGAGCTGGCGAGCAACCTGAACAGCGCCCTGGACAAGGTGACCGTTCGCATTCCGCGGGCAAAGGCCAGCGCCGCCGGCGCCCAGTTCGGCTCCGACCTGTCGGCGGCCGCGGGTTCGGCGTTCAGCACCGACTTCGTGGGTGACGCCACCGACGCGATCATCAAGCGCGCCAGGGAGCGGGGCTCGGCCAGCGGCGCTGGAGGCGTTGTGACTGGAGCGACGGACCCGGCCGCCGCGGCGGTTGAGGACGCCACCAGCGACGCGGGCAAAGGCGGCAAGGATACCGGTCAGACCCGTGTCCAGTACCTGCAACAGCTCCGGGAAGAGACCCAGGCGGCGACCGACGTCGCCAAGGGCCTCAACTACGAGTGGCGCCAGGTCGACAGCGACATGGCGGGCATCGCGCAGAACCTGAAGGAGAACAACTGGGCGCCCCTCACGGAAGGCGAGACCCTCGCCCTGCGTGAGAAGATCAAGGCCATGTACGACGAGCAGGCCCTGCAGCAGATGCGGGATGGCATCCTGCAGGCCGCCCGTGAGCCCCAGCTTGAGTACGAGCGGCACCTCAAGGCCGCCAAGCAGCTCCTCGACGCGGGCAAGCTGAGCCTCGACGAATGGACGGACTCTGTGCAGGATGCGCGGATTGCCTTCCTGCAGACCAAGGACGACCTGGCGTCTGGCCTCGAGCTGGGCAGGCTGCAGGTTCTGAAGGAAGTCGCCGACGACGCTTCGCGGGTCGCCTCGGCCTACCGCGCCCAGTTCATGGCGGCCAATGACGGACTGCTCCAGCTGCAGGCTAACGCCGCGGCCCTGAAGCAGCTCATGATCGACGACCCCATCAACTCGGGGAACTATGGCCGCGAGCTCCAGAACATCGCCATGGCCGCCGCCGCCCTCCGGGTTGAGATGGGCCAGGGTAGCCTCACCGATGTCATGGTGACGAGCCTCGGAGGCCTCGTGGGAGGCTTCCGCGGCGTGGCAGCCGAGCTGACCACCATCTGGGGCGACTTCAACACCAAGCTGGTGGATGGGTTCGCCGACAGCATTGGCCGGGCGATCGTGTATGGAGACGACCTCAAGGAGTCCCTGCGCGACCTGGCGCGCTCCGCCTTGTCGGAACTCATCTCCGCTCTCGTCAAGGTCGGTATCCAGTGGCTCATCAACAAGGCCATGGCCCTCGCGGGCATCGGAGCTACGACCGCCGCGACTGTGGCGTCTCACGCCACTACCACGGCCAGCGCCATTGGCGCTACGGCCGCAGCCACGACCGCCTCGGTCGCCGCGGGCGCTCTGACGGCCGCCGCGTGGGCGCCGGCCGCCGCTGCAGTGTCCCTCGCCTCGTTCGGTGCGAACGCCGCGCCGGCCGCCGCGGGCATCTCGCTCACCGCGGCCCTGGCGATCGCCGTGCTCGCGGCGGGCGCCGGCTTCCTGCTGGCCAAGGCGTTCCGCACGGGTGGCCCGGTCTCCGGCCCGGGCACCGGGACGTCGGACAGCATCCCTGCCTGGCTCTCGGATGGTGAGTTCGTGGTGAACGCCAATGCGACGAGCCAGAACAGGCAGCTCCTGGAGCTCATCAACTCGGGCACTGACGTCGGAGCCATGATGGTGGCGCGGGCGTCGAATGACAACCGCTTCGCCCGCGGTGGTGGAGTGGGTCGGGCGGTCACGGTCATGCGGCCCACGTCCCAAGCGATGCCTTCCGGCGACGTCAACGTCACCATCGAGGATCACTCGCAAAAGGGCATGGACTTCGAGGTCGAGCAGGTTGGCCCTAACCAAGTGCGTATCATCGCTCGAGAGGAAGCTCGGCGCACGCTGCGCGACGAGGGCCCCGCCCTGGTCGCCGGCGAAATCAGCAACCCCAACTCGAAGACCTCCAGGGCTCTGGGTCAGCACACCAAGACGGAGAGGAAGCGGTAAATGGCGCTCCAGGTATGCAAGCTGGTCCCTGAGAAGGCTGGCTACACCGTGGTCGACGGCGACGGCGCCCTGCGAGTCCAGCATGAAGGACCCAGGGCGCGCTACCGTGAGGACGACGAGGGCGACCTGGCTGATGTCAGCGTCAGCTTCCTCGTGGAGGGCGCCGGGCTTGTCTATTGGCGAGCCTTCTATCGCACTGGCACGAAGCGAGGGTCCCTCCCGTTCCTGATCGACCTGGCCATCGACGGCGCTGTGCTCACCAGGCACAAGGCATGGTTTGTCCCTGGCACCGTGAAGATGGTGTCGGCAGGCGGACTGGCATACCGGGTCACCTGCCAACTGGACGTTACCCCCGCCGCCAACTAGGAAGCCATGACCACTCTCACGCTGCCCATCCTCCAGGACAGCTACCAGGTCGTCGACCAAAGGGTCACCCGCTCTGTCGACACCAAGGGCGGAGGACCACGTCGGCGCCTTGACCTGCTCGACGCGTCGGTGCGGGTCCTGGCGACCTGGAAGCTGTCGGCTGCCAAGTACGCAGCTCTCCGGACGTTCTACCGGACGACGACCAAGCGAGGCGCCTTGGTCTTTCAGGCGTACCTGATCCTGGACAGCTCAAGCCTCACCCTGCATGATTGCAACTTCGTGACGGGCACCTTCCGGCTGGTATCGATCGACGGCGGGACCTACACCGTGACCGCTGAGCTGGAGGCTATCCCCGCTGCGGACGACGCAGGGGCCGACGCCACCGTGATGGCTGCCTATGCGGGGACTGGATCATGAGCGCCTACACAGAGTTCTTCCTCAACGGTCGGGCTGACGTGGCGCAGCTCGAGCTGTTGTCCATCTCGCACCCCGACTTCACGCAGGACTATCACCTGGTGCGGAACAAGGCAAGCGGCGTGACCGTGACCCTTGAGACCGCCGCCTCGCAGGCCTTTCAGTACGTACCGATGCGGATCAGCCAGATCGGCGTGCGGGACAACCTGGACTTTGGCCTGCGGGTCGACCTGGGAGACCTGGGCGAGGTGCTGCCTCTCGAGCTCGATGCGGTGGCTACCGCAGGAGGCTTCGGCGTCAAGCCGACCGTCACCTATCGCACCTACCGCTCCGACAACCTCACCGCCCCGCTCTTCGGGCCTGTCGTCCTCGAGGTCCCGTCCTTCGCCTTCACGGACGAGGGAGCCAGCTTCGAGGCTGAGGCGCCCAGGCTGAACGTCAGCGCGACTGGCGAGCTGTACACCCTGGACCGCTTCCCCATGCTGAGGGGCCTGCTGTGAGCCTGCCCAGCGTCGATCCGTTCCTGGACCGTGAGTACCACCCGCGAGACTTCAACTGCCTGCACTACGCTGGCGAGGTCTGGCTGGCTGCCACGGGCGAGGACATCAGCGAGAAGCTGCGGTCCCTGCACGTCGATCCGCGGGACAGGAAGATCAAGCGGTCGGTTGTCCGGGCCTTCACGCGGCTGGATAAGCCGCAAGACCCGTCTCTCGTCCTCATGCGCCGCCCGCGTATGGCGCCCCATGTGGGCGTCTACATTCGCGGGCGCGTCCTACACATCACCGAGCGCGGGCCGGCGTATCAGCCGCTCGACGTCGCCACGTTCGGGTTCACGTCCTGGGAGTTCTACCGATGAAGACCGTCACCCTGGCGCTGAATGCCCTGGACCCGTCCGAGTGGACGACCCACGAGGTCGAAGACATTCGGGCCTTCCTGGTGGAGCGCTTCGATGAATGGCCGGTGACCGCGCGCATCTACCACAAGCAGGTGGCTGAGGTGTGCGACGTCACGCCTACGTGCGAGGCTGACGTAGAGCGCCTCGGTGAGCTCGACGGGCCGTTCCACGTCGTGGTCTATCCGGAGGGCCCGGTGGCGATCTTTTTCGCCTTCGCGGCACTCGCCGTGGTGGCGGTGGTAGCGCTTGCCTTCATGGCCATCCCGCAGGACGTCCCAACGCCTGCGGCGCGGAACACGCAATCCAAGTCGCCCAACAACGAACTGTCGGCCCGCACCAACCGCGCTCGGCCCAATGGCCGCATCCCTGAAATCTTTGGGACCGTCCGTTCCACCCCCGACCTGGTCGCCGCCACCTATTCGGTGTTTGAGAGCAACCGCGAGGTGGAGTTCGCCTTGATGTGCATCGGCCGCGGCAGCTATGACATCTCTGACGTGCGAGACGGCGACACGCCCCTGGACGAAGTGCGCGGCGCCCGCGTGGCGTTCTACGAGCCAGGCACGTCGCCTAACTCAGGGACCCCGCAACTCTCCATTGGGGGCACCATCAACGACCCGGTGCTGACCGTTGTCCGATCAGCGTCGGTCAACGGTCAGACCCTCCATCCGCCGTCGGACCCGATTGCCCACACGGGCATGACGGTGCGAGGTCCCAACTACATCTACGCGGCCTTCTTGACTGGAGACAAGGGCAGCTTCACTGCCGACAATTTCGATGACATTCAAGTCGGCGACTCGATCACGCTCACCTCTGCGGTGTTCAGCGGCAACGATACCGGAGGTACCCCCCGGAGCTGCACTCTGACGGGCACTTACCAGGTTATCGAAAAGGACGACACGGGCTTTGTGCCGTGGATCAGGGTTGATGACCCGACAACGATCGACGCTGACTGGGGAGACGTCAATACCTGGTGGCCGAACGGTCACGTTTCGGGTGCCAAGGGAACAAACACCAGTGGCACGATGACCGGCCCCGACACCGATTGGATCGGGCCGTTCTTCCTCGATGTTCCGCTCATGGAGAAGGTCTTCGTGAACGTGGTCGCTCCCAACGGCATGTTCAAGGATGACGGTGAGGACCAGTATCAAACGGCTGTGTCCTACGAGCTTGAGCTGACCCCGGTGGATGCAAGCGGCACGCCGACAGGGTCTGCAGAAACCTTTGATGGCATTGTCGTAGGGTCTGCGGTGACCCGTGATCAGAGAGCTACAACCCTGCGAGCCGAGCCGACCTTCACCGGCCGATGCAAGGCTCGCATGCGGCGAGTCACTGCTGAAGACACCGCCTTCACCGGCACCGTGGTCGACGAAGTTAAGTGGCGCGACCTGTATGCGGTCTCGCCGGTCGACGTCCTCGACTTTGGCGACGTCACCCTGGCGCACTCCGTCACGGTCGCTACCGAGGGAGCCTTGGCGGTCAAGGAGCGCAAGCTCAACTGCCTGGTCACCCGCCTGCTTCCGCAGCGGGTCTCCGGGTCGACCTTCACCAGCGAGCTCTATCCGACGAACAACGCCGCCGACATCATCTCGGCCATCTGCCTCGATCCCTACCTGGGCAACAGGCCGGCAAGCCAGGTTGATTTCGACAGCATCTACGACACGATCGCCGAGGTGGAGACCTACTTCGACACGCCCCTGGCCACGGAGTTCTCTTACACCTTCGACAGCGAGAACCTGTCCTTCGAGGAGACCGTCAGGATCGTGGCCGAGGCCGCGTTCTGTACGGCCTACCGACGCGGGAGCGTCATCAAGCTGTTCTTCGAGAAGGAGACGGCGGACAGCGTCCTCCTGCTCAACCACAGGAACAAGACGCCTGGCTCGGAGACGCGCACGGTGTCCTTTGGGGTGCAGAACGACCACGACGGCGTGGCGATGACCTATATCGACCCGGTCGATGACGCCGTGGTGACCTACTACATTCCCGAGGACATGTCGGCGGTCAACCCGAAGAAGACGGACAGCCTGGGCATCCGGTCGCGTCTGCAGGCTCACTTCCACGCCTGGCGCACCTGGAACAAGCTGCGCTACCAGAACACCCTGGTGGAGTTCACTGCGACGCAGGAAGCTGACATCCTCCTGCGGGGCGAACGCGTGCTCGTGGCCGACAACACCCGGCCGGACACCCAGGACGGCCAGGTGGAGTCGCAGGCAAGCCTCGAGCTCACCCTCTCGCAACCGGTCGACTTTACGGGCGGTGGCAAGAGCATCTTCCTCCAGCACTACGACGGGACGGTGCAGAGCATTTCGATCACCGCGGGCGGCGCAGCGAACAAGGTCGTGCTCGCCGGAGCGCCGACCCTGCCGCTCTCCCTGGACGATGAGAACTACGCCAAGGCGACCTACATGGTTGTGGGCTCGGGGGACGCCCGGTCAGCAGCCTTCCTGGTCACGGAGAAGGAGCCGGCATCGGACTTCACGGTCAAGATGCAGGCGGTCAACTACGACGACCGGTACTACGCCAACGACCAGGACTTCGCTGATGGCGTAGTCGACGAGGATGGGTTCATAATCTAGGGCCATGTCCCTAAGAGATGATCCCGCCCTCGTGCTGCGCGAAGTCCAGGCTCACATGGCCTGGTCCGGCGCGCAGGCATGCAGTTCCGAGAAACTTGCTTCCGAAGCCTTGCAGGCTGGCGCGACGGCCGATGAGGTCCGTCGCGCAGTCCTGTCAGGCGTCGACGGAGCGGCCTTTGCCCTCGAGGTAATCCTCGCGGCGCCTCGCTGGACTGCCACTCCCGAAGAGGCCGCCGAGGTGCAAGAGTGGTACGCTCGAGCGCTTGTGGAGCACAAGACCTGGGAAGAGGGCGGCAAAACTGCCCTCGCAATCATCAAGCGGTATGCCTCTGGCGTATCGCCGGCGGCCATCGGGGTTCTCCTCGACTGGGCGTTGGAGAAGGCCAAGAACCCGCGTGAGCTCGCGGCAACCCCCCAATTCAGGGCCCAGCTCCAGCGCTGCCGCCCGGAGGCATAGAGAGATGGACTTCATCGGAACCGGCAAGGCCGTGAGCGCCAAGGGCGTAGCGGCTGCAGCCCGCAAGATCGGATGTGACGAGGCGGCCGTCAGGGCTGTCCTGCAGGTCGAGGCCGCCGGCCGTGGCTTTGACAGTCAGAACCGCCCCAAGGCGCTCTTCGAGCCCCACAAGTTCTACAAGCACCTGGGCAAGGGCCCGAAGCGGGACCAAGCCGTCGCGTCCGGCCTGGCGTATGCCCGGTGGAAGCCTGGCAACTACCCCAAGAGCTCCTCGGGTGTCTACTCCCAGATCGAGGCGGCCTGCGCGATCGATGAGGACGCCGCCCTGAAGTCCACCTCCTGGGGGCTCGGCCAGATCATGGGCGAGAACCACGAGGAAGCCGGCTACGCCACCGTGCAGGACTTCGTCGAGGCCTGTATGCAGGGTGAAGACCGGCAGCTGGACGACGTGGCCGACCTGATCGTGCACTGGGGCATCGCCGATGAGATGGCCCGGCAAGACTGGGCGGGCTTTGCGCGTGTCTGGAACGGCCCGGGCTACGCCAAGAACAAGTACGACGTCAAGCTGGCGTCCGCCTACTCCAAGTTCGACGCGGACCCCGAGGTCCGATCGGCGCCGCCCCCGAAGGACACCTTCGTCCCTATCGCTCAGACCGGTATGCGTGGGCCAATCGTGCAGGAGGTGCAGGAGCTACTCGTGCGGGCTGGCCATCGCCTGCGGGTCGACGGCGACTTCGGCGAAGACACCAAGCGCGAGGTCGTGCTGTTCCAACTCGCCGCCGGCCTGAAGACCGACGGCCGCGTCGGTCCGGCGACCCTCGCCGCTCTGCGGGCAGCGCCTCCGGTGCCGGTGAGCGCCGAACGAGCTGAGCTCACCGCCGCCGACCTCAAGGCCTCCGGCTCCACTATCGTGAAGGGCGGCGACGCGATCACGAAGATCGCCGTCGGCGCCGGCGCCGCCGTGAGCGCTGCCAAGGGAGCTGAGGAGACCGGCATCCTGGATCGCGCCAAGGCAATCGGGGATCAAGCCGAGCAGGCCTCCCAGGTGGCAAGCCAGGTTGGCGAAGCCGCCACGGTCGCTTCGACGACGGTCCAGCAGGTGCACCAGGCAACCGGAACCCTCGGGACCGCAGGGCAGCTGGTGGCCGACTACTGGTGGGTCATCGCCGTCGTCGCCCTGGTCGCCGCAGCCTACTACGCCCGCAAGATCGTCAGCGCCCGGGTCAACGACGCCCGCACGGGGAAGACACTGTGATCGGCGCCTTCCTCGCATTCGCCTCGCCGGCCTGGTCCGGCGTGAAGGCGGTCGGGGGCCTCGTGCTGAGGTCACGTCCGCTCCAGATCGCTCTGGCGGCGGGCGCAGGCCTGTTGCTCCTGTCCCACTTCAAGGCTGAGGCCTATCGAGACGGGCTGGCGGATGGCCGGAGTGAGTGCCGGTCATCTGCCCTCGCTGCGCAGGTCACCGCTCTCGAGGCGCAGGCCAAGGCCAGCGCCGAGATAGCGGCCAAGGCCACAAAGCGTGCTCAGGAAGCCGAGAAGGAAGCCTCCGCGCGCCAGACCCAGGTGGAGCGCGCCGAGCGCCTCGCTGCCCTCCAGGCCAACGCCAAGGGCGTGTGCCTCACCAAGGAGACCGCCGATGCGATCCGCGCCATCCGCTAACCTGATCCTGGGCGCCCTCCTCGTCCTGGTTGTCCTCGCTTTGCCGGGGTGCGCTACGCTCCTGGGCAGCTCAAAGCCACCGGTGACCGTTGAGCGGCAGCAACCACTTCCGGTTGTGCCGGACGACATTAAACGCTGCTTCGCCGGCGTAGTCGACCTGCCGCCCGGCGCATGGTCGGCTGAAGTCACCGGCAGCCTGCTTGCGAAGGTGCGAGCCTCGGAAATCTCCAAGACGAAGTGCGGCAAGCGCTTTCTGGAATGGTACGAGGATGTCGCCGAGAGCAGGGCCGCCGGGAGTTAGCAACCCAGTACGGAGCCCCGGCGCCATGGTTACCCCCGACGCCTCTATCACCCCGACCAAGGAAGGCGTCACGTCCTTTCTACTTCGGCACTGGCCAATCGTCCTGGCCATCTTCGCCGTCACGGTCACGAACGTGCGGGCCGACGCCAAGACCAATGAGCTGGAGCGCCGCGTCGTGCCCATCGAAAAGAGCATCCCCGAAACGGGCGAGCGACTGGCCAGCATCGAGACCCAGCTCGTGATCCAGACCAAGCTGCTGGATCGGATCGACAAGAAGCTAGACGATCAGTAAGACAGGAGACGCGCTTGACCCAAGACCAGATGCCCGATCAGGGCCCCGTCATCGTAGTGAAGGGGCGGATCGCCTCAAGGTCCAGGGCGGTGCGGAGGCTGCCCCGCCGAGGGCAGGTTAAGCGCTACGTCCTGACGTCGGCACAGAACAACACCCACGTGCACGAAGCCGTCTGGCTGAACGTGCTGGCGATGGCAAGCCACTACAACGCCGAGGTCCTCGTGGGGACCTTCTCGTATGACCGGTCCTCCCACAAGAAGGGCTCCAAGCGGGGCACTGAGGTCGACGACGCCGGCAAGTGGTGGGACCCCCAGATCGTCGAGCATGCCTGTGACCAGCAGGTGCAGCTGGCGCCGGGCCTCATCTGGTGCGGCGAGCTGAGCATCATCCCCACCGCGGACGATCCCCTGTCGAAGCTGGAAGGCTACAACGGCCGGGCGTCCAACATCGTTCCCCACGCCAAGTTCGCCATGACCTCCGTCGCCAGCCTGGGCGATGAGGCCACCAAGTTCAACTACACGACCGGGACGGTCACCCAGCGCAACTACATCCAGATGAAGGCCGGTCTGACGGCTGAGCGCCACCATGGCTACGGCGCGCTCCTGGTCGAGGTGCTCGGCGATGGCTCCTGGTTTGTCCGCCAGCTCGAGGCTGCCGATGACGCATCCATTCGGGACCTGGACCTGAAAGCCCAGGATGGCGAGGTCACGTCAGGCCACCCGGTCGAGTGCATCACCTGGGGCGACATCCACGTCCGGGTGATTGAACCGTCGGTGCGGGCGCTGGGCTGGGCGGCTGGTGGGATGCTGGACGTGCTCCGGCCGAGGATGCAGGTCCTGCACGACGTGGTCGACTTCCGGAGCCGCAACCACCACGAGTCACGTGACCCCCTGGCGCTCTTCGACAAGTGGCAGGACAACGCCGAGTGCGTAGCCGCCGAGGTCGCCGAGAGCGTACAGTTTCTCAACCAGGATGCCTTCAGGCCCTGGTGCGAGACCTTCATCGCCCCGTCCAACCACCATGAAGCAATGACCCGCTGGCTCAAGGAAGCGGACTGGCGCACCGATCCGGTGAACGCCCGCCTGTTCCACCGCGCCTGGCTCTGGCTGTTGGACGGCGAACGAGACGTCTACCGCCGGGCCTGCGAGGACGCCGGCGTACAACCTGCCATCCATTTCCTGGAGACCGACGAGAGCCTGGTCATCTGCAAGGAGCACGACGGGGGCATTGAGGTTGGCATGCACGGCCACCTGGGGATAAACGGCGCCCGCGGGAACTCCAAGGCGTTCGCCAAGCTGGGTCGCAAGAGCTCCATCGGGCACATGCACACAGCCGGCATCTATCTCGGTGTCTGGACGGCGGGCACCTCGTCGCGCATGCGCATCGGGTACAACAGAGGACCTAGCTCGTGGTCCTGGTCGCACGTCGTGCACTACCCTGAAGGGACCCGCACGATGGTCACCATGTGGAAGGGGCGCTGGCGCGCCTAGAGGGAAAGCGGCCAAGGCCGCTTTTTCCCGTTTACAAGGCTGGGGACGCAGGCTACGTTGGGAGGGTCAAAAACGGAGACCCTCCATGCAGACCCACCTTAACGTCCAGCACCACTTCATCACCCTTCGCGTTGGCGAGGCCAAAGGCACTCGCCTCCTGCTGACGATGAGCCACAGCGGCCAGAAAGCCTCCGCCGCCGGCGTCGAGGCGCCTCTGATGAAGCGGGCCTTCAAGGCCTTCTGCGCCCTCGAGAAGTACGTCCTCGGAAAGAGCGACGCCTACAAGAACTACGGCGAGATGATGAACAGCCTCAAGGCTCTCGCCGAGAAGGCCCCCACCATCGAGGCCTTCGTGGAAGCCATGGTGCAGCTCATCGAGGCCTCTCCGGCGGGCCAAGCACGCGCTGCAGCAGCCCCTAAGGTCCCTGAGGACATCAAGGCTAAGGCCTTGATTATCGAGGAAGTTCCCGCGCCCGCCAAAGGCTCAGGCCCCGCCCCACGGACCCGCGAAGAGCTTCAGGCCGCCTTCGACCTCGTCAAGAACAAGAAGGATTGGAAGGAACGCATTGACCGCGTCATTCCCGCCCACATGGAAGCCGCTGTGGCGGAGGCCGTCTCGTCCTTCACCGGAACGCAAGCCTATTTCATCCCCCACAAAGACCCCACGAAACTCATCGTGCGCGCTGCGGGCTACTACCGCGGCCCTTGCAACTAGGAGCTGAAATGATACAGATTGAGCTGCGGAACATCCGCGTCAACAAGGCGCTCTCAAACGAGACGCCGTGCTACAGCGCCGACCTGTACGTCGACGGCAAACTGGCCGCGCGCGTGGGCAACCGTGGGCATGGGGGCTGCGACGAGTTCATGGACGTCAACGCGCCCCCGAACTCAGCGGACAACTACAAGGCCATCGAGGCGCGTGTGAAGGCAGACTACCCGCCTTTGGACATGAGCGCCTACGGCATGGACCCGCTCCCCGCCAGTCTCGAGACGGTCTGCCAGGGCCTCGTCGAGGACCATCTGGCGCGCCAGGCCATGGCTCTGGCCATGCGGCGCAAGGTAGCGTTCTTCAAGGACGGCTTGCCGCCTGAGGGGCAGAAGGCGCCTCTGTTCACGTCCAAGCTGAGGCCCGCCGACACTGTGGCGAGCCTCATTGAGGTCCTCCGGACGTACCACCCCAAGGCCTACTTCCTCAACACGCTGACGCCTGAGGAGCAGTGGGAGGCCTACCAGCGGGTCAGCTAACCCACGATCCGGCGCGCCTTGTCCATACAGTCGCGCCAGGCGGTGAGGGTGATGGTGTCAATCAGGCGCTGAGGCGGGCGCTGCTTGCCAATGAAGCCCTTCTGCCCGGCCTTCAGCGCCGACACCATTCGCTGGATCAGGTCCGCCATGAAGACGTCCGCGCAGGTGTACAGGGCGCACTCCTTGCGGAGCCGCGGCCAGGGCAGTTCGTGGTCGTCCGCCAGGTCGCCGTACAGGGCGCCATCGTCGTCTGCCTCGAATTGCACATCGTGCAGTTCAAAGCGGGGCAGCTTCAGCAGCTCCAGTTCAAAGACCCGGTCGTGGGGGACCTTGCCGTGGAAGCGCAGGGCAGCCGCGTCGCCGTGGTTGTGGACCCGTGAGAACACGGCGCCGGGTTCGGTGTCAGGCGCCAGGACGATGCGCCGGCGAACCGGCGCCGAACCGTCGGCGATCAGGACGGCAGAGGCCATGAAGTGCCTCTTGCAGCCGAAACTGTCAAGCCACGCAAGCATTTCGTCACCGAACCCGATGGAAAGCTGCTCTCCTCCCCAGTTCCCGACCTGTCCGCGCATCCGCACTCTCCAAAGCAAAAGGACCACCAGGCAGCTTGCCTGATGGTCCCAAAGTGCGATGAAGGCTTGGGGCTAGACCCCAGCGTTCTAGCCGACGGCGTCGGGGGCGTGGCCGTGAGCTTGTTCGACCAGATTGACCAGCTCGGCCATGGAACCCACGTCGCCCCAGTGAGGTGCGCTGTTCACGTCGTCTTCAAGACGCTTGAGCAGCAGGCGGGTGGCTTCAAGGGCCTTGGCTTTCAGTTCGTTGTAGGTCTCGACGCTCTTGGCAGACATGGGGTAGCTCCTCAGTTGATTTCCCCAATGTGCCGCATCGCCCGCGTCCTGTAAACGGGCCTTGACCACTTTTATTCGCAGGACCTCCGACCGGTCGTCGGGTCCCATTCGCATGACGGCCCGGAGCCTTCCGTCTGGAGGAGCCGGCCAGCGTCCCGCAGGTCATCGGGGAAGGGCAGGTCCGCCGGTTCGAACTCCTCGCGGAAGAGGCCAGCGCGCTTTCCGTCCTTGTTGAAGGTCGTGCAGCCCTTGGCCCCGCCTTCGTAGGCCATGTCGTACAGGCCGCAGAAGTCCTCCCAGGGCATCGAGCCGTCCACGTTGACCGTCTTCGAGACCGCGCTGTCGATGTGCCTCTGGGCCGTTGTGAGGACCCCGATGTGCTCGACAGCCGACACCTCGCCCATGCTCGCCCGACGGCCCCTGACGTCCAGGAAGCCAAACCCGTGGTCGTACAGGGTGACCCGCTCGCGCCCGCCGTCCATGATGATCCAGCGCTCCTGGCCGTACCGGTAGACCGGCTCGATGGAGGAGCTGATGTTGTCGGCCGACAGGGAGATGGTGCCGGTCGGCGCGATCGAGGTCAGGTGGGAGTTCCGCAGGCCTTGCCGGCGGATGCGCTGCTGGACGTCAAAGTCCAGGGTGCGGAAGAACGCCCCGCGGCAGAACAGGTCGACGTCGAACAGCTCGAAGCTGCCCTTCTCGACGGCCAGGTCCGAAGAGGCGATGTAGCACTCGCGGGTGAGGCGGTGCAGGACAGCGTCTTCCATGGTCAGGAACTCAGGCGACCCGTAGGGCAGGCCACAGGCCTCCAGGGCGTTCGCCAGGCCGGTCACACCGATGCCCATCCGGCGCTTGCTCTTGGCCTCGCGCTCCTGCTCGGGCAGCGGATACAGCGCCCGGTCGACCACGTTGTCCATGGCGCGCACGACGGAGGGCACGTCGGCCGCCAGGGCTTCCAGGTCCAGCGCATGGTGGTTGGAGCCATAGACCGGCACCAGGTAGGCAACCAGGTTGAAGGACCCGAGGAGGCAGGCGCCGAAGGGCGGCAGGGGCTGCTCGCCACAGGGGTTGGTCGCCTCGATCTCCTCGCAGTACCAGAGGTTGTTGCGCCGGTTGATCTGGTCCATGAAGAGCACGCCAGGCTCGGCCCAGTTCCAGGTCGATCGCATGACCTCGTCCCAGAGCTCGCGGGCGTCGACCGTGTCGTACACCTCGCCCTCGAACTTCAGGTCGAACGGCCGGCCGGCCGCCTTGGCCTCCATGAAGTCGTCGGTGACCCCGATGGACATGTTGAAGCCCTGCAGCACGCCTGGCTCGTGCTTGGCGGTCACCCACTCTCGAATGTCGGGGTGCCAGATGGGCAGCACACCCATCTGGGCGCCCCGCCGGTTGCCATAGGAGCTCGTGGCGCCACAGACCCCGTCGAAGATGGGCATGAAGCTCAGGGGCCCGCCGGAGCGGCTCATGAGCTTCTTGATGAGGGCATTCCGCGGCCTCAGGTGCCCAAACCCGTAGCCGATCCCACCGCCCATCCGCATGGTCGCGGCGGCCTGTTCGGCCCGGTGCATGATGGAGGACTGCTCGGGGTTGTCGCGGGCGACGAAGCTGTCGGGGATGTTCCCGGACACGTAGCAGTTGTAGGGGGTGACCGCTTTGGGGCAACCCATGGCCGCCTGGATACGGCCCGCAGGCATGAAGCGCTGGCCCAGGAGAACGTCCAGGAACCGCCCGCCGTGTCGGTCGTCGTCCTGCAGGGCGGTAGCGACACGGCGCATGGCCTGGTCGAACGTCTCGCCGGGCAGCCGGTATTTCTCGGCGTGGATGCGATCGGCGTAAGCGGTCTTTGGGCCGTGGTGGCTCATGTAGCTCCTCAATGGTCAGCAGGGACGGAAAAGGGCGGGGCCCGAAGGCGCCCGCCCGTGCTCTCGATGATAACTCTCTGGGAAGTCGAGTCGAGCCGACGCTCAGAGCCTTCCGGCTCTCCAATCGGCCCTCAGTTCTTCCAGGTCGTCGTCCGCCTCGCGGCTCTCGGCGGCGCAGTCCTCACACTCGCCATCATCCAGCTCGCCCTCGGCCAGGACGTGCTTGTTGCACCCGGAGCAGCTCCAGATGTCTTCGGAATTGTAGAGCTTGCCGCCGACCTTCACGACCAGCTCGCCCATGCCTTCGGCCTCGAGCTCGTCCACCTCGGCTTGTGTCAGTGCATCGGCCATCAGACAGTCTCCTCGGCTGCAGCCGCATCCACGGGGGATACAGAGGATCGCGGCCGCATCTGGGGGAGCGGCGGCCAGGGGTCACCGACGTCCGCAGCGTCCGAACGCATGTGGACGACGTACCACCGCAAGCAGGCGGCGGATGTGGAGGCTTCCGGGAACTCGGCGGCCAGGATGTCGAGGATGGCTCGGTAAGTCAGGCCGATCGTGTGGCCGTTCTTGTTGAGCTGGGGTTTGGAGGGGTCTTCGGGGTCCGGCACCTTGTGCAGGAGCAGCTCGTGGCTGCGGGCCTTGATGTGCCTGCCAAGCCGGTGGTTCTGGCGGCGGATCAGCTCGATCAGGCCGTCACGGGTGATGCCCCACTCGGCTTCAAGGCCGTTGTCGGCATGCTCGACCGGCTCGAACTTCTGCTGCCGGCCGGTCTCAGGGGCTTTGCCCAGGGCGTCGACGCTTGCGTTGTATGCGTCGACCTGGGAATTGTAGTGTGAGAGAAGCTGCCGGTCAGTGGCAGTTGTGGGCTTGGGCTTTGAGGGGGGCTTCTTGCTGTCTTCCAAGGGGCTACTCCAGGAGGCTTTCAACGGCGTGCGGCTGCACTTCACCCCCTGAGTACACTGAAGCCCAAACCTGCGTACATGCCCCTCCTAGACTTTTCCTGCCATTGTTGTGAGAATTGTCGACGCACTGGCATATGGGTCGATCTTGTTGAGGGCGTCCAGTTCGGTGACGGTCAGCCTGCGCTCCAGCAGGGCCTCAGAGGCCGCACCGTCCACCAGGTAGTGCCGCCGCTTACCTTCGCCCTCATAGCGGATCAGAACCCAGTGCCTGCCACCTGCCCGCGTCCGGCGGAGAGCACGTCGCACTTGGGCGGGTGTGATGTCGACCCAGGCATCTCCGCACTTGAGGACGCGGGCCACCTTCAGCTCGCACCAGAAGGTGCCGCCCCCGATACACCCCTCGACGTCCGCGGTGCCGACGGCCACGCAGTTCTCGATCCGGATGACGTCGTGATAATCGCCAAGCAGCATGCCTGGGTTGGGCTTCAGCCAGGCCCACAGAGAGGCTTCTCGGGAGCGGTCGGCCATCAGGTGGACCGGCGCCAGATGTCAACCGTGACGTCACCAAAGGCGAGCCTGTCAGCCGTAGCCCAGAACGGGCTGTTCTCGAGGAACGGCGTGACCGCATCAACCTGGGCACGCGAGCGGTCCATCCCCGGGTAGGGGAAGGCATGCGCATGGGCGTGGCAGATGTAGGCCTCATCCACCAGGGCATGCTCCAGGGCATCCAGGGCGATCGTCTGGCCCCCGATGAGCCAGGCGCCGGGATAGGCATGCGCAAAGCGACCGAGGGTCGTGTGGCCCAGCTGGTGTGAGAGGGTCACGACAGTCTGGCCCTTGAGGGGAGGCATGAGCGCTGCGGTCTTGCGACCAGCGCCCAGGAAGCCTGTCCCGACCTGGGTCAGCATGCGGAAGACCCGCTTGTCGTCCTTGCCGGTCCAGCGCATGTCGTCGTCAGGCCCGCGGCTGACGAACCCGTCCGCCGACACGACCATGATGAGCTTCAGTCCTTGGGGCATTCCATCCTCGCTTGCTGGACGCCCATCTGCGACAGGAAGCCTTCGGCCTCCTGCTGCTCCGAGGCCCAGGAGCTCTCGGTGTTGATGGGCGGGGTGACCACGCGGGAAATGCCCGCACGGTGGATGACCATGGCGCACCTCAGGCACGGGGCGTCCGTCACGTAGATGGTCCAGCCTGTGACGTCGCTGCCTGCCTGGGCGATTGCGTTGTCCTCGGCGTGGAGGCTGTACCGGTTCTTGATCTCCTTGTCGAGGATCACGCCCTTGAGGGACTCCTCAAAGTCGCGGGGCAAGCCGTTATAGCCCCAGGAGACTCGCCGGCCATCAGGGGAGACCACGACGGCCCCCACCTTCTTGTTCCGGTCCTGGCTCCAGGTGGCCACCTCTAGGGCGATCCCCATCAATCTGGGGTCCCACTTCGCCGTGGAGCGGGTCACTTCACCACCTCCGGGCGACAGTGGTAGACCGGCTGGACGGCTTCGGTCTGCAGCTCCCTGGCCAAGGCCACGTAACCGTCTTTGTCCCGCTCGATCAGACCCAGGCTCCAGTGCGGCAGCTTGGGCGCGTCGTCGCAAGGCGTGGAGCCGAGAGCCTCCCAGGCCATCTGCATGTGCACCTCGTACAGGTGTGGGTGAGCCAGGGTCACGTGCATGACCCCGAGCTGCACACCGAGGCTGCAGGCCACAGCGTCCATCAGGAGGGCATGCCCCATGACGTCGTAGGGCAGGCCCACGAAGACGTCACTCGACCGCATGACCAGGGAGGAGTTGAGCCGCCCGTCACGGATCGACAGGGAGAAGCCGACCGGACAGGGGACGTTCTTCTGCCCTTGGGCGCCAAGGCCGTCGGCAGCCGGGTCCCACGCTGAGACCCAGACACGCCGGTCGGTCGGGTTGGCCTCGAGCGCCTGGACCGCCAGAGCGATCTGGTCACGCCCAAAGTGACCTCGCCAGCGGTAGCCGTAGGCCCCGCGGATGGTGAACCCGTCGTCCTCCACGAAGTCATTCCAGACCGGCGCGTGCTGCTTCAGCCAGGTGACGTCGCTCGAGCCAGACAGGAACCAGGCTACCTCAGCGGCGGCCGTCTTCATGAAGGTCTTCCGGATGCCACACGTGGGCACGTGACCGTTCCGCAGGTTGAGCGTGAAGGACACCGGGTCCAGCGAGCGGATGCGCTCGCCGGTCCGCTCATTCAGCTCGGAGTAGTCGGTCTTCAGGAGACGCATCAGCAGGGTCTCATAGGTCCCCCTGAAGAAGTACGGCGGGTTGAAGGTCGTGAGGGAGGAGCCGCTCATCGGGCTCGTCCCATCAGGCCCAGGCGCGCCGCCAGGGCGTCGACCTGCCTGGACAGGGCGGTGAGGTCCCCGTTGTTGTCGAGGTGGTAGTCGGCCATCCAGGGCTCAACCGTGCAGGACTCCCGGCCTTCCGGCGAATGCCTGTCTGAGGCGTCGACCCAGACAGCGAAGTCATAGACCTGGGCGAGCTGGCAAGCCGCCCACTCGCGCCTGGCGCGGAGGCCGACGTAGATGTCCGCCTCGGAGTAGAGCAGGCGGGCGAGGCGCGTCGGGTCCTCGGCGTTGTAGCGGACGATCTCGTCGTACCAGAGAGCCCGGTGGTTGACCCGGTCATCGAAGCACTCCTCCGCGGTCTGGTAGGCTGGCAGGCCCAGCGAGGCGACGCTGGGCATGATGATCTGCTCGGCAGCGATCATACTGGACGACTTCAGGCGCAGGCCATAGCGCTCGGCCAGCATCTCGGCCACCGTGTCCTTACCGTGGCGGGCATGGCCGAGGATCAGGACGCGAGGCTTGCGGCCGAGGACACGGGGCTTGTGCCGGCGCTCCATCTCGAGGTACAGGTCGCGGACGGATTTGCGGGGCGGGCCGCGCCGGAGGATGGCAGAGTGGTCCGGACCACGCCAGCCCTCGGGCTTAACCGCATCATGGCCAAGCGAGCCGGGCCGCTTTGACAGCGAGCCCCTGCGCTTGGCCATGTTGGCGCGCTGGACTTCGTCCCAGTGCGCCTGCGGATCATAGGCGCCCAGCTCGAAGACGCGCCCGAGGGCGAAGTACGCCATGTCCAGGCAGGCGTCGATCTGGTCCTCGACGGTCTCGGCGTCGGCGAACTCCTGGACTTCTTCACCCATGGCGGTCAGGAACCAGGCCTTGCGGTCCGGCCCCATCATGGTCGGGACGTCCGGGCAAGGCAGCTGCACCACCTCCCGGATGAATTGCCCCACGTCGTCAATCTGGCTCATGCGTCTGCGGCTCCTAGAGATTAGAACCGGAGAGTGCAATGCCTGGAGATTACGGTCGACCGTTATCCTTCGAAGGGGTCGGTGCAGCCAGCGGGCAGCGTGACGATGGCGACGTCGCCCTTGACCACGTAGCCGATGCCGTGCTCCTTCTGGAGGAGGTACAGCTGGCTCAGCAGATTGGAGCGGGTGATTGAGAACTCAGCGGTGGCCTCGTGGATGGACCTCGCGCCGTTCTCGCCGGCCATGAAGAAGGCGAGGACTTCACCACGGCGGCCGGCTCGCTTGACCGGCTTGAGGAGACCCAGCACGTCGGCCTCCTTGCCACCCGTGGACTTCGTCTCGGAGCCTGCGGCGATGGCGAGCATCGGCACCTCGACACCGAGCGCCCGCATGACCATGGCTGCCACGTCAAAGGAGCGCTGCCAGCTGTTCTGGCAGGCCTCTTCCCACTTGGCCAGCAGGTTCGCCCGGTGCCAGTCGGGTCGGAACTCATGCGGCGACCGGCACAGGCTGGCGTACTCCGCCGAGATGCGGGAGACCTGGTGCGCCTCGAAGGAATAGGGGCAGAACAGGGTGACCAGCTTGCCGCCCTTGTCGATCACAAAGACCTGACCCCAACCCAGGTGGGGGCCGTCGACAACGGACCGGTGAGCCTGGCCCTTGGCGCTCTCGCCGATCATCCAGTAGACCCTGCCGAAGAGCAAGCCGTCGGCGACTTCGACGGGGGGCTCAGCCGGCATCGGCAGCCCCCTTTACGATCTGGCCTTCGAACTCGAGGAACTCTTCTGACGTGCAGCCGCACGACCCGCAGAGGCTTTCCACGTCGTCGTCATCCACGACAAACGCATCAAGCAGGGCGGCAACGATTTTTGCCTGTGTCGGGGTGATCTGCAGCATGCTAGATGAGCTCCGCCATGACGAGGGGAAAGTTGAAGGGGTTGAGGTCCGTGGCCGGCGCCAGGCAGGCCCGCGCTCGGAAGAGGAGGCCTTCATGGGCAAACTCCTCGGAGACGATCGGCACGGCCCCGTGACCGAGGAAGATGGGGGTGGAGACGTCCTGCATGGGCGACGCCAAACCGGGCTCCCCGGTCGCATCGGCGAACAGGAAGGATGGCGGGGTGTGCGTGGTGAGCGGCACTAGTCGAACTCCAGGGCGGGATGCCCTCCCCTTATTATAACATGGCCAAGGCCACGTGTGAACCCCTTGTCTGGAGAAAAAGAAAGGGCGCGGATTGCTCCGCGCCCTTCTTCCGTCGTCGATGCGCCGGCCCTAGCCGAGGGGGTCAGCAGCCTCTTCGGCCTTGGCCTTCTTGACGGCGCGGGCCGACGGGATCGTCGGGTCCTTCTTGCGGGCCTCGTTCCTGTACCAGCTGACGCTGGCCAGCGTGGTCTTGGCCTCGGGGAACTCGGCCTGAGCGGCTTCCAGGGCCGCCTCGTTGGTCTTGCCGGCCGCGATGGCTTCGCGGATCACGGTGCCCACGCCACGGCGCGGAGCCTTCGGTTCGGCGGTCTCGGTCTTCTCGGTCATGGTCTCACCCCTTCCAGGTGCTATGCCCGTTTAGGGCGCTCAATTGCTTGCTTGAAGACCGTACGCAGGGCTGGGGCTGCGGCGAGCCCTCGCTGGACGTCAGCCGCCCAGCGAGCGCGACTCGTAGCAGCCAGCGCGGCGGTCCCATTTGAGGACCCGGATGGGCGCGTCAATGTCATCGACCATCTGCAGGGCGGTGAGCACAGACACGCTGAGTGCGATGGCCACCGGGTCCCCGAGGAGCAGCAGGTGGTCCGACGTGAAGTCGAACTGCCCGAGGGCCTCCGTGAGCGTCCTACGGGCCTCCGTGAGGTCTGTCGGGAGGTTCCCGTAGCCGAGCACGCGCACGAGCTCTCCGAAGGCCCTGGCGGGCTCCAGGTCGAACTTCTCGACCCACTCGCCGCGTGGGCCTTCGCGTCTTGCCGGCGCCTGTACCACGAAAACCCTGCTCATCTCACCAGCTCCAAATAGCTACGCGCCAGCTTGTCAAACACCTCGTCTGGCCAGCTGCCCTTCGCCAGATTATATGCCCAGCAAACCAGGCGCACGTTGCCCTCGATGTACCCAAGCTCGTTGTCGATGCGGTCGAGGCTTGGGGCCCAGGGGTTTTTGTCAGGCCCATCCCACTCAGTGGACAGCGGCAGGCCAGTGACCGAGCAGACCATGGGAGCTATGAGCTCCTCAACCCGCTCGAGGGTTAGGGTGCACTCGTGGCCCCTGCGCCTGGCGTTCTTCTGGCAGGCTGCAAATATGGCGTAGTGTGGCTTGGCTTTTCGACGGCGTTTATGCCAGGCAAGCAGACGCTCACGATTTGCAGGATCGCGCTGCCAGGCTGCCGAGGTGGCGCGTTTCTTGGCTGCTCGCTCTTCGTCAGTCATTTCACCAGCTTTAGATATTCTCGGAGACCATCGCCAGTAAGGAAGTGGGTGGTGACAATTTTCCCATCCTGGTCGGCCAGTATCTTCTCATCCACAGTGCCGTTCGCCGCCAGGTCACAGACGCCTATGTTGCGCCCCCCGACCTGTGTGCAGCGCTCATCGGACTGACGCCGGCCAATCAGGTCACCGTGGTCGTGGCTGTAGTGGATGATGTAGCTACCGGCGCTGAAGTCCAGCCCCTGGCCACATGCCTTGCGGTTGGCCACCATGGCGGTGACCGACGGGTCAGTCTGGAAGGCGTCCTCGTTGCGGGCGCGGTCAGCCTGCTTGGTGCCGCCGTAATAGTCGACGGCCTTGATGCCTTCCGCAGCCAGGCGCTCAAGCACCCGACGGATGTCCTCCCGGAACCGGCACCAGATGATGACCTTGCCACCCGCCAGGCGCACCTCGTCCACCATCCGGTTCAGACGCGGGTTCTTGTCTGGGGGGATCAGGTCGTGGACCACGCCGTCCTCGTCGACCGTCCAGCCCGACGCCACCTGCTGCAGCCGGGAGATGAGCACTCCGCCTTCGGCCTCTCCGAGCATCTCGCCGCTGTCCAGGCGTACCAGGCCGCCACGCACCAGGTCGTTGTAGACCCGCTTCTGCTGGCCAGTCAGGTCGAAGGTCTCGAGGGCCGAGACCAGTCGGGGCATATCGTCCACCTCGTCCCGGTAGACGTATGAGGTGAGCGCGGCCATCCGATCGCGCAGCTCCTCGAGATTGCGGTAGTCGACCAGTTTCGGGATCGTCCGCTGAACCCGGTAGCCCTGGCGGTTCTTGACCCAAATCTGGCTCTCTTCCCACTCGCCGTAGCGCTTCTCGAACTCCTCGTAGGTCTTGAACCCCAGGCAGCCTTTGCCCAGCAGCTCGTACTGCGCCCAGGCGTGGAAGGGGGAGTTGTCCACCATCGTCCCGGACAGGTTGCGCCGGACAACGGCCTTGGGGGCGATGTAGGTGCGGGCGTAGCGGGATCGCTTGGACCCTGGCCGACGCATGTCGTGGGTCTCGTCCACGATCAGCATGAAGCGCCTGCGCTTCATGAAGGCTCGAATGTACTCCTTGGGGCGCTTAAGGCCCACGCCCTCGAAGTTGACGCAGAACCAGGCCAGGCCAGGCGCCTTGAGCAGGTCGCCAAACCGGCGGTCGTACTCGACGTTCCAAGCCTGCTCGGAGTTCCAGGCCATGGCCGTGTATTGAGTGCCCTCCCAGGAGTGAAGGGGGAGCTGCTTCCGCGGCCAGTTGGCATGGACGTTGTTGGGGGCTAGGAGAAGGACCCCGTCAATGCGGCCCTGGGCGTGCAGGTAGCAGGCCAGGTCGATCATCGCTTTGGTCTTGCCGGTGCGCATCTGCCAATGCAGGGCGCGTGCCGGGTCGTCCCGATGGAGCTCGAACTCCCGGTCCTGGTGGGCCCAATTTGGGTGCCTGAACCGGGAGCTCCAGTCCATGTGGGCTAGAAGCCCATGGCCGCGACGGCGACCTCGACGCCGGCGGGGGGCTCGTGGCCGCAGGCCAGGACCGCCTTGACCGATCCGCTCAGCAGGATGGCCTTGCCGCGCAGGTGGGTCGGGACGCGCTGGCGGGGCTTGGAGAAGAACCGGGCGGCGCGCTTGCCGTTGGTCATCGCCTGGCCAGGCAGGTATCCGTCCGCCTGGTAGACCGCATCGATGATCGCGGGCGGCACATCGGTGACGTACCCGGGCAGCTGAGCGACGAAGCGGGCGACCGTCTCGTCGTGGGCCTCGAGGCGGATGTTCTCGCCGCGGACACGGCGCGGCTTGTAGGCGAAGCCAGGGTTGGCCTTCTCGTAGGCCCGGCGCTCACGCTTGGTCAGCGGCACCTGGTCGGCCAGGGCGCGGAGGCCCTTGTGGGTGGCGACCAGGTGGCGGTTCGGGCCGACGGCGACCTTGAGGGCGCGCTCGATGCGGGCCTTGAGGCCCGGGTCCTTGGCTTCCAGGGCGCGGAGCTCGGCGGCGGTCAGGCGGGTGGCTTCGGTCGTTTGCATGTCTCTCTCGCTCTCTTCTATTTGCGGTAGCGCTTGCCGCGCCACCCCTCGGCCGCCACAGGGCAACCAGCCGCCCAACCCGGGGTTCGGGACATGAGCTCTTCAAACTCATCCACGCTGCCGACTCCCTCGTCGACCTCAGCGATCAGCTCGTCGTGGACTGAGAGGATGACGTCGTAGATGCCACTCTCATCCGCCTCGAGCATCGCCTCGGCCATCAGGTCGCGGGCGGTAGCTTGGGTGATGTTCTCTACCAGTTTGCCCCCGTAGGTGTCCTGGACGCACCATTGCTTGGAGAGCGCGTCGACACCCATGAACAGCAGGACCGGCTTCTCGGAGCCCCAGGGGGTCTTTTTCAGCACCAGGCGCGGGTCGCAGTAGTGCAGGGCGCGGCCGGATGGCAGGTAGCACTTCAGGAAGCGGCCTTCCACGCGGAAGGTCACCCTGCCGAGCTCGCTGCGAACCTCACGGCCAGGGGAGCGGACGGCGGCCACGGCGGCGGCTTCTACGTCCTCCCACATTTGGGCGACTGAGGCGTACTTGGCCCGGTAGACGTCCACGATGTGCTTCATGAGCACCAGCTCGTGCTTGACCTCGTCGAAGACCAGGTCGTTCTTGGTCAGGCGGACCCGGCGCTGGGCGCCGACTTTGCGGGAGTTTGCCGCAGCGCCTTCCTGGCGCTCAGGCCAGTAGTATTTATCCAGGTAGGCCGCCAGCTCGGCCCACTTAGGTCCAACGATCCGCCGGCACTGCTCCTCCGTGAAGGTGATCTTGTACTTCCGGCACGTGAGCAGGAAGGTGACGAAGCCCATGCCAAACCCGAGGCCCAGGATGGCCTGCTTGCCAAGCTGCCGCTCATCCGGGTGCTTGCCCTTGATGACCTTGTAGCCATAGATGCCCGTCGCCATGTCGCAATAGATGCAGTCGCCGGACCGGAAGACCTCGAGAGCCTCTTCCTCGCCGGCCAACCACATGACCACACGCGCCTCGATGGCCGCGTAGTCTGCGACGATCAGGTCTCGACCCTCCGAGGCCATGATGAGCCCGCGGAGCGCCTCCGACAGCAGGCCTATCGCCTCGCCGTACAGGGCGCGGATGATTTCGATCTCGCCGGTCAGGATCGTGGAGCAGGCGAGCTCCATATCCTTGATGGTGCCACGCGGGAAGTTGTGAGGCTGGAGGCCCTTGCCCGACCAGCGCCCGGTCGAGGCGCCGTGGTACATCATCATGTCGCGGATGCGCCCATCGGCGGCCGCGTAGGCCAGGCAGGCCTTGTACTTGGCCGTCGAGGTGCGGTTCACCTCGCGCACGATCTTGATGACCCTGTGCAGGTCCGCCCGCAGACCAGGCTTGGCCAGGAAGGTGTCCAGCGTGGGCCCCTGCGTGTCTGGCAGGTCGACGCCCTGGCTTGCAAGCCACAGCTTCACGCCGCTGCGCTGAGAGGCTTTCTCCACTGCGCCGCCGGTGATCGCCTCCAGCTCGCGGTTCAACCTGGCCGTCTCTCGATCGACGATCCGAAGCGCGGTCTTGGCCATCTTCACGTCGACCCGCACACCGCGCAGGTTCATGGCCTGGTCCATCGCCCAGATGCGGGACTCGAGGGGGCTCAGGTCAGGCAGGACAGCGCTCAGGCCATGCTCGGAGTCCACGTCGGTGCCACAGTAGGAGAAGAGCTTGCCCAGCTCCTCGGGGTCCTCGTGCCACAGGAGGCCGTGCTCGAAGTCGTAGCCCAGGTCGGAGAGCTGCCTGTAGGCGTCCAGGTCCGCGCTCTCTTCCCAGGCCTTGATGAGCGCCGCCTCGGCCTTCTTGGGCTTGCGAGGCTTGCAGACCTTGAGCATGATCCGCCGGCCTTCGTTGTCCTTCTGGACCTCGAGGCCGAGCGCGGCGCAGGCAGCGCCAAGGGAGCGGGGCAGGGAGTGTGCGGAGGCCTTGGCCGCCGAGCAGCGCCAGGCCTCTTCCGGAACCGCAGGCCAGCCGTACCGAGCCACGCAGATGTTGGTCCAGATAGACCGCTCAAAGAAAGCGTTGTGGGCCTCGATGAGGCCACCCAGGGCGAGCCAGACGAACAGGTCGTCCAGGACGTCGCGGCCTTCCTCAGGAATGCCTAGCCTTGGATATGCGGGGTGCCAGCCGCGTGCAGCTGGCCAATGGGGGAGCCTGACATACAGGCACATCAACTGCGTGGTCGGGTGCTGGCTGTACTTCCAGGCCCCTTCCTTGAGGATGTCACAGGCCGACCGGGTCTCGAAGTCGACCGTCGCGCGGGGTTCGTTCTCAGAGGCGGGGCGCGTGCCGACCGATCCGAGCAAGTCTGTCTTGAGGCTCATGGGGTGAAGGGTGCCATAGCTCCCTTCACCCCTCGACCCTTAGTCGACCTTGTTGACGGTCGTGCTGGCCTTGAAGAAGCCGCCGACGAAGCCGAGGAAGGCGCCCAGCTGCCAGACCTTGATGCCGGTCACGCCCAGGGCGGCGAGCACGGTGGTGATGGTGTTGGTGAAGAACAGACCCACGATCCAGCCGGCGAAGGCGCCGAGAGCGGTGCCGGCCAGAACGGCGAGCAGGAGGAGGGCGGCGATGGAAGCGACCGCGCCGATGCCGAGGGCGGCGATGGCGAACACGTTGGACTTGATGGACATTTCTGTCTCCCAGGTTGCAGACTCCTGGAGCGTACCCCTAGCCGGCTGCCTGGGGTCCCATCACTTGGAAGGCAGCGCAGGCCTGCCCTGGCAGCGGGTCAAGTCTGACCCAGGCGTCGGCGCCTGCGCTCCCAGCCGGATAGCCCGACAGGAAAACAGGTAGCCGGTCGCCTCGAGGTCCGCCCTGGTGCGCAAGTCGGGGTGCCGGTTGTCGGCTACCCAGCGGCCGTCGACGACCAGGACAGTGTGCCAGAGGCCCAGCTCGGTCACGACGATCCAGACCTGCATGCGCTGCCGCCCGACGCCGACCTGCTCCAGGAGGGCCATCTTCTCGAGGACCAGGTCCTCGCAGTCACCCTGCCAGCCCTGGCGTGACGCCCGAGCCCAGGTATCCGCTCCTGGCCGGTCCTCGCGCCTGATGGCGCGGGCCTCTACGTAGTCGTGCACCTGCTCCGCGGCGTCTCGCACCGCGAAGGGGTTGCTTGAGTCGACCGCGGCGATCGTGGCCAAGGCCATCAAAGCGGCTACCAGCATGTCAGTCCTCGTCCTCTTCTTCAGGGGCGCACTCGTCGCACTGAGGCTCCCCACCCTCGTTGTCCTCGCCGGCTTCGGACTGCTCGCACCACCACCCGCAGCACGTGCAGAGGAAGACTTCCTGGTCGATTGCGTCGCAGAAGGCCTGATCGGTCTCCAGCTCAGGATGCCCGATCCGCTCCAGGACGTCCAGCAAGTTGTGTTGGCACTGGCCACGCAGCTCCTCAGCCACGTGGGCGGCGACGTCCACCAGCTCCTCGGGCGGGCCATTCCAGCCCGCCCGTTCTACCAGCCGGAGGCGGATGCCATCCGCCTCCTTGACAGCCCACCAGGTTGACATCAGTCCTCCTCAGGCCCGTAGAGGTCCTTTTCGACCGCGTCCACGTCGTCCGGGTCGGTCTCGGTGTCGTCCGGCTCGTCATCGTCCTCCGGGCGGTCGGGGGCCGGCGTCGGCTCGTTTGCGGCCTGCAGGGCAACGGACATATCCTGCAGCTCGCCAGCCAGGGCTTCAGCCTCGGGGGTGAAGCGGATGGCCTTGCGGTCCATGCCCTCCAGGCGGGCTCTGACGTCATCCAACATGCGCCCGGCGCCCAGGGTGAAGACCTCCTGGAAGTCCGGCTCGTCGCCCCAGTTGCGGGTATCGGGCAGGGTGGCGACGGCCGTATCAACCGTCTTGCTGACCAGCTCCAGGGTCGCCTCGCGGACGTCCTGGTGTTCCAGCAGGAGGCGGACGGCCGCTCGGTCCAGGAGGCCCTGGCCGCCGCCGTAGGTGTTGTCCAGCTGCGGGATGAGCGGATCGAGGCGCGCCAGGCGCTCGAGGGGCATCTCGCCGGACAGGGACAGGCGGACGATCTCGTCGTACCGGTGGGCGAGGTTCATGAGCGGCTTGCGCAGCTCCTGCTCGCGGGCCAGGGTCGCCGCCCACTTGTCCTTGTCGATGTAGGACTCGATCTGGTCGGAGACCAGCTGGTCGATGACCTGCGGCTGGAGGGCGTCCAGTTCCCACGACTCGTTGCCGTGCAGGGTCTGGTAGCCCTCAAAGCGGCTGTCCTGCTGCTTGGCCGGGTTCGGGGGCGGGCCGTACTGCTCGACCTGGTCCATGTTGAGGGCCACGCGGACGACCTCGACGCCCATGCGGGCGAACAGGGCGAGGCGTGCGCCGTTGTCGCGGGTCATGTCGATGCCGCTGGGGTCGTGGTCCCCGAGGTGGATCAGCACAGGGCGCTTGCCCTCGGCGATGGCCTTCTCGAAGCGCCGGCCAGCGCGCCAGGCCTCGGAGGCCGACAGGTAGCCCTTGCAGGCCATGTACGGCGAGCGCCAGCGGTTGGCTGGCCGCGAGATGACGCCCTCGAGGGCGGACTTCTCGACCCAGCTCTCGAGGTAGACGTCCTGGTCGCGCCACGGGTTGAGCCGGATCACGCGCTCGATGCCCTTCAGCACGTTGCGGGGGTCGTCCTCGTGGCCGTGCAGGAGGCACTGGCGCCCGCGGTCCTCGATGGCGTACCAGTCGATCTCGCCGACCTCACGGGCGTCCGTGATGATCCGGCCCAGCCGCTTGTATTCCTTCTCGGTGTTGGCGATCAGGTTGCGGGAGACGAACTGGTAATAGAGCTGCCGGAGGGTCAGCACGTAGCCGGCCTCGTCGTACTCGGCGAGAATGAGCTTGGCCTGCTCGACGGTGGCGCGGGCCTTGCCGTTGAACCGCTGCTCGCGGTAGGCGATGAGAGGCATTTCTTGTTCTCCTATGCCCGAACCTGGACGACGCCGCTGCGGTACAGCCAGGCCTCGAGCTTCTTGCAGCCCAGCTGACGCTTGGCCTCCAGCATGTGCTGTCCGCGACGGCCGATCTGGGCCAACGGGACTTCGATGTAGAGAGCCCCATCGATCTTCCGCTGCCACTTGTAGGCGAACGGCTGGTCGGCGTCGAAGGTGCCTCGCATGGACACCAGTATGGTTCCGACCACAGGGTCATCGCTGACGGTGGCGAAGGTCACGCCTCTGCGAACCATCTCAGAGGCCATGGGGCCGCGAATGCGGAACCATACATGCGTCGGCAGGTCTGAGCCGTGGGTCCGGCGGAAGCCGAAGCTGGCGTGGCAACGAGCCACAATTGTCTTCTTGGTCATGTCTGTGTCTCCATCTTGAGGGGCATTCCGCACATGAAGCTGCGGGCGACGATGATCCAGCCAGTGCCAATGCGGTGGAAGCCGATGACGTTGGGCTGGCTGACTGCGAACTTGCGGGGCGGGATGACCGCAGGCGGGGAGGGCGGAGCCCTCCCCGGGAACAGTTGGACGACGTTCTCAGCCATCCTACTTGGTCCGCATCTTGGTCGCCTCGACGTCCTCAACCCAACCCTCGGGGTCAGCCCGCATGCAGTTGGCGACTTGGCCGACGAGGCGGAGGGAGAGGTTGTAGAAGCGGGCTTGGTGCTCCGTGACGAAGTCGAGGACCTCCTCGCTCTGTTCGAAGGTGAGGCCGAAGTTCTTGACCAGCATGCCGTTCTCGCCTTCGGCGACCTGACGGATGCGGATCATGAAGTCGCGCTTGGTCCGCAGGGTGAGGCACAGGTACATGGAGCGGTCGATGAGGGCCTTGAAGTGCTCGGCCATCTTGTTCTGCTTGAGGATTTCCGCCTCGAAGTCGATGTTCGTGAGGAAGATCACGTGGCCTTGATAGTCGAAGGACTTGTCAATGCCGTACTCCTCGAGCCACTGAGCCTCCTTGCGCCACGACAGGCGACGCTCCTTGCCACTGTCGAGGGCGGCCTTGAGGAGGTTGAGGCAGACCTCGTCGCGGAAGATTTCGTCGAGGTCGTCGAGGACGAGGACGCCGCCCTTGCGGGTGTACCAGAGGGCTTGGTAGAGGCCCACAGCGGTGATGCTGCCACTGATGATGTCGTAGAAGCGCGCCGCCTTCTTTTCGTCGGTGGGCACGTCTTCTTCCTTGTCATAGGCGGCGCCGTCGACGCCCATGATGACTTGCTGCATGAGGTCGCCCATCTCGTCGATGGCCTCGCGGATGGTGTGCGACTTGCCAAGGCCCGGGGGGCCGCTGACGATGAGCGAGGGCAGCTGGCCCTTGACAAGGCGGCGTGCCATGCGCCCGAGAGCGTTGTAGCGGACGTTGATGCGCGCCTTGGCTTCCTCGAGGGTCTCGACGTCCTCGTCAGCCTCAGGGAGGGAGGCCCACGTGAGGGCCTGCGCTCCAGCGGCAGAGCCGCCAGCCATCGGCATGCCGAGGGCAATCTGGCTCTTGAGGCGCGACTTGATGGACGAGACGCTGGCCGGCGTAGTGGACGCCTGCGGGAACTTCTGGCGGACGTAGAGGGCGATCGCCTCGTTGCCCATGTTGGGGTCTTTCTGCAGGCACTCAAGGACTGCATTCTGGATTTCGTTCGCCACTGTCTAACTCCGTGTGGGTGTAGGCGTCTCGCCCGTCGATTTCCCCAGTATGCCCTGCTCCCAGCAGCTTGCAAACGGGCAAAACGCAGCCAAGGCCATTTTGCTGGTCGCTCTATATAGGGGGCCTGAAAAGGCTGAGGCCTCGGATTGCTCCGAGGCCCCTTCTGTTCCGAGGCCCGCCAGGGGCCCGAGTAGCTGTAGGAGGTCTACAGCTGGCGCATTACGCGGCCAGCGGGAGTTCCTGAGCCACCACGACTTGGTTGTCGTTGGCAGTTGTGGTTTTTGGGGATAACGCGCCCAGCGGTCGCCCTCAACGTCATCTACCCTTGCCCGTCGATGCTGATCGCCCCCATCATGACCGCACCGCCCGCTTCAGATACAGGCAGCTCGCTCGGACCGCCTGCGGGCCCTTTCGGGTCCGCGCCGGTGCGGTCATGGTGGAGGCGCCGGGAATCGCACCCGGGTCCGGAACAAAGTCAGACTGGTCTCAAACAGTCGACTTCTCCCTTATGCGCGATCGCGCCTGGCGCGTAAACGCCCAAAACGCAAAAGGCCCCGGAGTTTCCTCCGGGGCCTTCCATGCGGCCGGCAACAGTGGGCAGGGACATACCCGTGCTGCCTGGGCAGCAGTCGTTACGCCAGGGGGTCGTCGCCTTCCGCCCAGCGGTCGTCGATGTCGTCCTCGGCGAAGTCGTCGGACGCATCCGTCCGGCTGTCGAGGCGATCGCCGTCCTTCACCTTCTGCAGGTTCTGCAGCCCGAAGGCCACGCCCTTCCCCTTGTTGTCGTAGGAGTAGCAGGTGATCGTCGCCCGGGCGTAGCAGCCCGGGTAGAACTCGTCCGCGTCCGTGATCGGCGTGCGATCGCGGTCGATGAGGCCGGGCCGCATCTTGGACGAGAGGTTGGCGAACATCGTGCCGTCGCCGTAGCCGCCCAGGTCGGCCTTTTCGGCGCCGTCCCGGATCGCGCGCTTGAAGTTGCCGGGGAGGTCCGACATCTTCTTCTTGAAGCGCTCGAGGCTGACCTCGTCGGCCAGGTCGATCATGCCCTGCCAGAGCTCCTTCTCCTTGGGCGTGAAGAGCCCGGGGGTCCAGATGGCGGCGACGCTGAACTTGGGCGCGGAGCCCTCGAACGACTTCGCCTCGAAGACGGCGGGGAACGAGACCCGGAAGACCGGGGTGACAACCTTCTTGACCATATCTCACTCGCTTTGCTAGTTTGGGTCTCTCCAGGCCGGATGGCCAGGAGCCTCTCTTAATGCCAGATCATGGGAGCGATCCGGCCCGTCAGTCGGCCCTGAGGCCGACACCCTGGACCAGGGAGCGGAAGCGCCCCCTGGCGTTGGGCCTGTCCACCACGGTCGCCCAGGGGCAGTCCGCCAGTGCAGTCTTGAACGCTGCTGCCGGCGCAGGGCGGTGGCCCTCTGCCTGGCACCACAGCGAGTAGTCGCGCCACAGGAGGCGCAGCGGGACAACCAGGGTGGGCCCGAGGGCACACCGGACGCCGACCCACAGCCTGACCTGCGCGGCCGATCGCTCGGCCTCCGTGGCCCCTGCGTGGATGCGGAGAGGCGTCATTCCGCGACGTCCTCCTCGGGCAGGTCGTCCTCAAAGTCCGCGGTGGGGTCCCACGGAACCGCTGGCCGCGGATCGCTGTCAGGCGCCATGGTGATCTTGCCCACGCCCTTGACAGCGAGCGGGGCCTTCTCCCACTCGTCGGGACCGTCTGGGTCCTTCTTCTTGGCCTTCGGGACCTTGACGCCGGCGACCAGCTTCTTGAGCTCCTTGTCCAGCTTTTCGATCTTGGCCGGACCGAGGAGCTTGGGCTCGGAGTACAGGGCTTCCTTGTCGACGCCGGCTGCGGTGGCGGCTTCCACGACCGCTGCCTCGTCGACCGCCCAGACGCGGTTGGCCTTGCCTTGGACCAGCTTGTAGCCGGGCACAGGCAAGCCCTGCTTCAGACGCCGGTCGCCCAGGGTCTTGGCGGCCTTCACCAGGCCGTCCAGGAAGGGCGCCCACTCGAGCACCTGGCGCAGTCGGTCCAGGGAGCTGGGGTCCAGCTCGTCGAGGGACAGCTCGAGCGCCTGCGGGTCATCAGAGAAGTCGGCCAAGGCCACCTCCTGAGCCTTCCACAGGGCGCCAGGGCAGGTGGCCTTGGCAGGGCAGAACTGGCACTGCTCGTGACCGGCCTCCAGGTAGGTGCCGGCCCAGTCCAGGTACTCGGTCTCGTCCTGGCAATTGCTCAGGGCGTCGCGGGCTTCCTCGACCCGGTCGGCGGCGGCGCCCAGCTTGTCGGCGAATTGGCGGAGCTCGTCCTTGCTGATCCGCCACCGCCGGACCGGGCCGTCTTGGTGGGGACAGCGTGGCTGGACGATGACGACCTCGACCTCCTCGAACAGCCAGTCCACCTCCTGGGCCATGCCCAGGGCGTAGTACAGACCCTGGGTATTGCCCTCGACCTCAACCGGGACCCCCTGGCCGTGCTTGTAGTCCACGACGCGGAGGAGGCCCAGGAACTGGTAGATCGTGGCGTCGGAGGTCCCGAACATGCCCGGGCGGAGCCATTCGAGGGAGAAGCGCCGCTCGACGAAGAGCTCGGCGCCGTCACACTCGGCGAGCATCTCGCGTATGACACCGAGATAGACGTCCACGGCATAGGTCATGTCGTGGTCGACCGGGTAGAAGCCCGACGCCTGGGGAGCCTTGCCCGGCTCGTACCAGACCTCGCTCTCCATGCCGTCCTCGTACTGGATCGTCCAGCCGAGGTAGTGGGTTGAGCTCTCGTGGCCCTCCAGCAGACAGCGCTCGCCCAAGGCGTGGGCGGCGGTGCCCTGGTCGGCGGCGGTCGAGGAGTTGTTGCGCTGGCTCTCGGGGAGCTTCGCGGTGAGGGGGATGGACCCCGGGCAGGCGATGAAGCGCTTGGACCCGGAGGCCGACAGGATTGCGTGAGCGGCCATCAGTACCAGCCTCGCAGAGCGCCACCGACCTTGCGCCAGTCGGACTGGAAGCGGAGACGCCAGCCCTTGCGCAGGGTGCCGCGCCAGGGCCAGAACCACTGCCCAGGTTGGCGTTGGATGATGGACTGGGTCGTCAGCTCGACGGACCAGAGACGGGGACTCTCCTCGCCTTCGGCGGCGAGGCGGCTCATCGGCACCAGGCCAAAGGACAGGAAGTGCCCCTCCTGTCGGCGCCAGTCCCGCCCAAAGGCGAGCCAGAAGAAGTTGTCGAGGTGCAGGCGCAGCTCGAGCTGGTTGGGATCGCGCTTCCGCGCCATTTGCTCACTCTCTCGCTCGAAGGCGGGCGGCGCCGTGCTTGGCGCCGCCCGTAGTCGTCAGGCCTTGGAGGCCTTCTCCAGTGCTGCGGCCGCCGTTGAAGCGTTCGCGGCGACGCCGGCGTACAGGTTGCCGGCCTCGATGTGCGCCCGGATGCGGGCGGCCGAGTGCGCAGCCATCTGCTGGGCGACCGCCAGGTCCGAAGCCGCGGCCTCGGCGATGGCGGAGACCGTCTGGTTGTGCCGCGTGCTCTCCCGGGCAGTGATCCGGGCGTAGCGGGCATTGGAGCGCTTGCGACGCTCCATCAGGGTCGTCGGCGACGTGCTGTCGCCGGACAAGCCCCTGATGTAGGCGAGGATGCTTTTCAGCATGCGGGTTGGTGGTCCTTTCTGATCGGGGGCTGCCGGGATACGCTTACTTGACGTCGGCCAGGACGGCGGCGTACTGGTCGGGCTTCAGGCCGGCCAGGCTGTCCGTGCCGTACTTCTTCAGCACCTCCAGCATGGCGGCCGAGCCCTCGATGTCCCGGTAGTTCTTGAGAGCGGTGCGCACCTGGTCGACCGTGACCTCGCTGGCGTCAGCGGGCTTTTCCTCGAGCGGGTCAGCGGCCGGCTCGGGTTCGACGACCGTCTCGACGACCGGTTCGGGTTCGGGCTCAACCTTGGGCTCGGGCGCCGCCGGCTTGTCCTTGGTCGTGGCAGCCGCCTTGGGCTTCTGCTCGGTCGTCTTGGGCGCCATCTTGGCCGGCTCGGCGGCCGGCTCACCGGAGATGGTGATCGTGGCGACGCCGTTTTCGGCGATCTTCTCCAGCGCCGCGGCGATCCGCTCACTGTTCGTGGCGATGGTCGCCAGGTCCTTCTCGATGCTCATTCTCTCTCGCTCCTGTGGCCCCGCAGGACGCGGCGGCTTGGATGTGGAATTGGGAGGATGCCCTGAGCCCTGTCCCTCCGCCGCCGTCGTTGTGCAATGCACCGGGATGCGGACGACGGTCGCCGGGCCTTAGAAGAGCACGACACATGAGCGACACGAGTTCCGAGGAGTGAGCCTTGAAGAAGACAAAGATACCTGGCCCCAAGCCCGGCTACAAGAAGCCACCGCCAAAGCCGAAGGACCGGATGCAGAAGACCATCCGCCTCGACCACGAGCTGGCTGAGCGCGCCGAAGCCCGCGCCCTGGAAGAGACCCTCCGCCTGGGCGTCGAGGTCTGCTTCTCGGACCTGGTGCGCCGGGGCCTTGAGCTGGTGATCGCGCAGGGCCTGCCGCCCATGCGTAGAGAGATGCGTCCCTGTGACCTGGTGCGATCGCCGGTCGAAGGGTGCAGCTTCTGTACGCGGTGCTCCAAAACCGTGAACGCGAGCGACACGTGCCCGCGTGACGGAGAGGCGGTGCCCCTTTGAGTAGCCGCAAACTGTGGGACTTCAGGCCCGAGCTGCTGGCCGCCTACCGGGCCACGGGCTACGAGCTCATCCCTCTCCACGCACCCGACGCGGTCGACGCCAAGGGCCGATCCGTAGGCAAGGCGCCTGTCGGTCGCGGCTGGCGAGCAACACCTCGCCTCTCCGTCGAGGAGGCGCGTGCGCACATGCAGGCCGGCCAGAACATCGGCGTCCGGATGCGTGACACCGACCTGGTCGTCGACGTCGATCCGCGCAACTTCGCCGACGGAGATGACCCGCTCGAGCGCCTCGGTCGCGACCTGGGCATCGACCTGACCGGCTACCCGACCGTCATCACCGGCTCGGGCGGCAAGCACATCTATATGCGGAAGCCCGAGGACGCTGTCCTGCGGGATACCCTGGAGGCGTACCAAGGCGTCGAGTTCAAGACCCTCGGGCGCCAGGTCGTGGCCGCCGGATCGGTGCACCCCTCCGCAGAGCGCCCGTACGTCTGGGATGATGACCCCCTGGCCGTCCCCCTCAAGGACGCCCCGATGGCCCCCGAGGCGCTGATCGAACTGGCCCGCAGGCCAGGTCGGATGGCGGCGGTGGACGCCGGTGACCGCACACCCGAGGAACTGGCCGCCATGCTGGACGGGCTCGACCCGACCCAGTACCGCGACCACTCCGCCTGGCTGGACCTGATGATGGCCTGCCACCACGCGACTGCAGGCGAAGCGCGGGACGAGTGGATCGAGTGGTCGACCAGCGACCCGCAGTACGCAGGAGACGCCTGGATCATCGGGCGCCGGTGGGACAGCCTGCACGCCGACCAGTTCGGGCGTCGGATCACAGAGAAGACGCTCTTCAAGGCGCTCGTCACCGCTGGCCGCCAGGACCTCCTGCCCCGCACCGCTGCAGAGGACGACTTCCCCGAGGACCTCGAGGAGGTGCAGGACGGCGACGAGGCCGACCTGCTGGAGATGCTCGCCCTGTTGCCCGACGGCGATCCGGCGAACGGTCCCCTCGAGAAGATGAACGCCATGGGCTACGCGGCGGTCAACGAGAATGGGGTCTTCCGCGTCTACCGCCAGCGCATGGACTACACGTGGGAGGGCGGCCCCCGGATGTATTGGGAGACGCAGCGCAAGGGCGACTTCCTCGACATCCTCTCCAACGTCCGCATCCAGAAGACCAAGGGCGACAAGGTCCAGGTCGTGCCGCTCGCTGGCGAGTGGCTCAAGTGGGGCGGGCGCACCAGCTACGACGGGGTCGCCTTCGACCCGGGCAATCGCATCCCAAGGAGCGCAAAGGTCTTGAACCTGTGGACAGACTGGGCCGTAGAGCCTAAGAAGGGAGACTGGTCGCTCCTGCAGAAGCTGCTCCTCGAGGGCCTCTGTGACGGCGACCGCGAGTCCTACGAATACGTGCTGGACTGGTCGGCCTACATGATCCAGCACCCTGACAAGCAGGCCGAAGTGGCCGTGGTCTTCAAGGGCGCGAAGGGCACCGGCAAGGGCACCTACTTCCGGGCCCTGGGCCACCTGGCTGGCCGGCACGGCATGCACATCTCGAGCCAGCACCACTTCACCAACCACTTCAACGCCCACCTCAGGGACTGTGTGTTCCTGTTCGCCGACGAGGCGATGTGGGCCGGCGACAAGCGTGCTGAGGGCGAGCTGAAGCGCCTCATCACCGAACCCACCATCCTGTTCGAGGCGAAGGGCAAGGACGCGGTCACGGGTAGGAACATGCTGCACGTGGCCATGGCCTCGAACGAGGACTGGGTCATCCCCGCCTCGATGGAAGACGAACGCCGCTTCGCGGTCTTCGAGGTGGGCACGGGCTTCCGTGGCAACCGGGCATTCTTTGACGCCCTGTACGCCCAGATGGACTCCGGGGGATACGCCGCCCTGCTGTTCGACCTGAAGACCCGGAAGCTGGGCGACTTCCACCCGCGCTCACGCATCCCCCAGACCCACGCCCTCGCCCAGCAGAAACTGCAGAGCCTGGACAGTTGGGACTCCTGGTGGTACGACTGCCTGTGCCGGGGTGACCTGGGCCACGACGTCAAGCCAGCTGAAGGCCGGTGGGACGACCCGGACCCGACGTCCTCCTGCAAGATGATCGTCGACGACCTCAAGGCCAGCCTGGAGGAGCACCTCCGCAAGGTCGGCGACAGGTACTTCGGGCGCCGGTCGATGGACACGACCATGGGGCAGCGCATGTCTCGCCGGGTCCCGACTGGCCTGCGCAAGTGGCGGATCAAGGCGCCTGACGACCGCATGGACCTCAAGGCCGACAGCTCTGGCCGGGTCTATGCCTACCAGCTGCCGACCCTCGCCGAATGCCGGGCGATGTTTGAGAACCAGGTGGGCTCCAAGCTGCCCTGGGATGCCTCGGTCGAGGTCGAGGCGATGGACCTGGACATCAACGTACTGGAGGACTGATGCCCAAACTGCTGAACAAGCGGTTCGACTTCCCGACCCCAGGCTGCGTGGACATCATGCGGCCTGGGATATGGGGCAACCCGTTCGAGGTCGGCAAGGGCTATACCCGCGAGCAGGCCATCGCCAAGCACCGCTCCTGGATGCACTCGAACAAGGAGCGCCTGGCGCGCCTGGGCGAGCTCGAGGGCCGGGACCTGATGTGCTGCTGTGCCCCCAAGCCCTGTCACGGGCAAAACCTCCTGGACCTCCTGGCGGACAGGGCCCTGGGCATCGGGGTCTTTGACCCTGATCCAGCCGAACGAGAAAAAGCGGCCTTGGCCGCACTTTTCAGGTATACGCCTGCGGGCAAGTAGGCCATATTGGGTTGTCACCGGCGTCCTTAGGGGGTCGGGTCCCCTCGCGAACTTACCCTGGTCCGGGTCCTACATAGGCTGCGAGCTAGTTTTGGCGCAAGGACGCCGGTGACACCCAACCAGACAGGAGCTACCCATGTTCGTCGTCACCTACCTCTCCGGAGCCACAGATTTTTGGCTTCGCAGCACAGTCTGGACTTCGGCCCGCGAGCGCGCCACCGAGTTCGAGACCCGGGAGGCCGCTCAAGCCGCCCTCGACAAGGCCAAGCAGTTCATGAAGGCCTCCGTCTACAAGCAGTCCCGCATCGTGGAGGTCTGAGCCATGGCCGTCCGCTTTGACATCCGCGGAGATGACTACGAAGGATGGGTAGTGCTCAAGAACGGCCAGCGGATCAGTCCGCCTGAGCGCCTCCCCTCTGAAGAGGCCGCCATTAAGTGGCTCGAGGAGTTTTCGGGGCGCACGTTCAGCGCTCTCTAACCACACAACGAACTGAGGCCCCGGGATCACTCTCGGGGCCCAAGGAGACAGACATCATGGACGACGTCCTTAAATGCACGATCGCCGACGCTTCTGACGCGATGGCTTGGATTGACTATCTGCACCAGCGTGGCTGGCTGTTCCATTTCGAGGACAGCGTTGACTCCATAGGGTGGGATTGCGAAGTCCCTCCCACCGAGGAGGAGTGTGTCGCCCTCGAAGAGCGCCGTCAAGAGCTGTGGCTCTACGAGATGGACAACTCCGGTTGGGGCGCCTACTTGGACCTGTGGGGCTACTCAGGCGCCAAGATCGGCATCTACGTGCTCGTCGACGGCGTGCTCTATTATGCCGAGGACGACGGCACGGCCACGATGGATGAGCCTTACAGGCCGTAAGCCTTACCACACAACGAACTGAGGCCCCGGGAGCGATCCCGGGGCCTCTTTCTTTACGCCGTGGTGTCTTCGGTGACTGGCCGCTAGGCGTTAGCCGACCAGCTCCGCCAGGCGCGCCTGCAGGCCGGCGAGTTCCGGGGCGTAGCGGCTGAGCATCTCCTCGCGGATGCGGGCTTCGGCGTTGGCCCGCACCTGAGCGATCTCACGGCGGATCAGCGAGGCCGTTTCGGCCCGACGGCGGGCTTCCTCGGCGCGGGCGACATAGGCGGTCGTGTCGACGCGCTGGACGGTCCACTTGGTCGAGCCGGTGACCATGGACAGGTCGGCGTCGATCTCGCGGACGGTCACCAGCTTCAGGCCGCCGTAGGGGCTGTCCACCACCAGGCGATCGCCGACGGCGACGCTGCCCTCGTGCAGGTACTGGTAGCGCTTCGGAGCGCCGTTCTCGTCGAAGGTCACGCGGACGAGCTTGGAGCTCGCGGTCAGGTCGGTACGTTTGGCCATGGTCGTCTGGTCTTCCGTGTTGCGCAGGACGCACCTGCAGTTGGGATTGGGATTGAGGCTGCGCCAGTTGACCGGGGGCAGCGGGTTGAGCTCGTCTCGGGTGTACCTGTACGACGAGAGGTACTTAGCGGCGTCGGCCAGGGTGATGTAGGAGTCACCGTCGTCCCACCGCTTCTCGGCGAACCGCTCGCGGGTCATGCGCTCGTAGCGGGCGCGCTCAGCCGGACTGAACCGCCGTGAGGCCATGCTTTGGATCATGTTCAGCAGGGCGACGTATCGCCGTTGCTGGCACCGGTGGGAAGCGCTCGCCACCGCCTGGGCCAGACGGCTCAGGTCACCGCCGGCCATGTCGGCGTAGTAGTTGAGGGAATAGTTCCGCCAGTCGATGTCCAGCAGGGGCTGGTGACCGCGAAGCTTGATGGGCAGATTGCAGTCCGCCAGGCACCACAGCACCCGCTTGTCCTTGGACCAGCCGGTGGACATGTTCACGCCCAGGCGCTTCATCTCGTCCCGATCCGCGGGCGAGAAGATGATGATCTTTTCCAGCACGACGTGCTCCTGTCTTTCCGATGATTGGAGAGTGTCGCACTCCCAGACTTCGTCATCCCAGCGTTGGAGATACAGGTCTCTAAAGAGCTGAGAGCTCATGCCCTGTATGACGTTTTCAACGAGCCGTCCGCCGTATGCCATGCTAACCTCCCACGATCCAGCGCCCAACACGCCGCCAGGTCTTACGGACCAGGCGATCGGCGCCGGTCCACGAGCGCCACAGCACCACGAGGGCACCGAGGCTGATGAGTACGACGCCCTCCAAGCTAGGCGGGCTCTCGGCGGCTGAACTGGTGACAGTCCGCGCCAAACCAGGGCGCCACGGTTAAGCCCACGCGGGGACAGCGCTCGATGCTGTGGGTTGCGTCCATAGCCACTGTGGTGGAGAGCGGCGCCGACAGGTCGGGCAGGTCGCTCTCAGGCAGGGAGACCGCAGAGCACAGGGCACAGCATGGGCCATCTCGATACCTGGCCATGGCCGCAAGTATGGGCGCCAGGAAGTCCTCGTCACTGGCCATCGAGCACGACCAGCTTGGCGCAGGGCACGACGACCTGGATCAAGGCGCACATAGGCGTCAGGTCCAGCATCTTGGCGATGTGGGCAGCGCAGGCCTTGTCGGCCTTCTGGCGCTCGTGCGGGTAGTCCATGTCGGACCGCTGCTGGGTCTCGAACAGGTGGAACACGGTGACGCCTCGGAGACCGCAGGCCTCCTCGAGGGGCACGTCGAGCCGGTACTTGGTCATCCTGCGAGCACCTTGCTTGCCAGGTAGACGGTCGCCAGGGCGACCAGGATCAGGACCACAATGGGGCCTGGGTTCGGGGGACCATACCCAACCTGGGCGCTCATCCGTCCCACCGTCCGACCGGATCGATCCTCGAGGCCGGCACAGCCATCTCAGCGCGCCGCTTGACGAGCGCAAAGGCCGGCGGGCCACGGAAGCCCCAGGTGGGCTTTTCGCCGGCCCAGCGGGCTCGCAGGTAGGTGCGGTACGCCTCGTGCACCGAGGGCCAGGTGGAATAGTCGAGGCCCTTGGAGACGTTGCGGGCGCGGTTGACGAAGCCAGGCGCCAGCCTGCCGGTCTTGGTGTAGTCAGGCAGCCTCCATCGGATGAGCTCCGGGTCGGGAAAGAGACCCATCATCAGGCCGGCGGCGCCCACTGTCAGCCCGCGGAGCCGGCCCTCGGTGACCAGTGCGTTCCCGTGCTCGAGCAGCCAGCGGTAGCAGGACAGATCGGAGACAGCCCATCGCACGAGCTCCTGGCCAGAGGGCGGGCGCTTGTACAGGGCATTGGCATCGGCGTAGCGGTCGCCGAGGGTCTCGCGCACGGCGGCGGAGAGCAGCTGGGCTGTCTCGACGGCCATCTTCCGGACCCTCGCATCGTCCAGCGCGCGGGCGCAGGTGACTGGGTCAGCGTCGGAGGCAAAGATGTTCATGCCTCGTCGTCCCGGCGCATTTCCATCAGCTCACGATGGCCGATGGCTTCGAGGCCGACCAGCCAGGCGCCGACCATGGCGATGTGGAAGCCAGAGCGCCCACGCAGGCGCCACAGCCAGCCAGTTTGCTTTGGGCGGTTGAGGTCGTGGTGCTCGGGGTAAATGCCCATCAGCCACAGCCCAATGGCCATCATGCTGTGGCCGAGAACCTGGGCCGGAGCGTTGAAGAACGTGAGCTTAGGGATTACGACGTAGGTCGGCTCGCCGGCCAGACGGCGCTCCTCCAAGTCTGGGGGCGACGGGATCAGGTCCATGAGTGGCATCGGCAGCAGCCTCGCAGCAGGGGTTGATAATGGGAGAATGCTCCAGACTTTGGGAGTGAGGACCCAGCGTTCGGCCAGGTCCGTCCAACTGTCCAACCTCCGGAGCCTCTTTCGCTCCCCCTATATAGAGCGATCCGTCCAACCTGTCCTACCTATGCAGCCGCTTAGATGCCGAGGTTGGACGGACTTTTATGCAGCGAAATCAGCGAGTTGGCTGCTCGCCGTCCGACTGTCTTACCTGTCTGACCTGAAATTGATGCATGTATGTGCATGAGCGCATGATGCGAGAGCGTGTGCACATGCACGAACAATTTAGCCTTATAGGTTAGACAGTAGGACGGATTGTTGATAAGTGTATGAAATATAAAGAAAATACGGCGTCCAACCTCCGGAACTCCTAGCCTCCGAGGTTGGACAAAATCGTCGGAGGTTGGACGGACCGACTTCCAGGCTGGACACAAGTGGCTGAAAATGCTGCACAAATCGCATTTTCCTGGGGAAATCAGAGGTTGGACGGATTTTCGCTTGGGTAATGCGGCTCTCAAGCCCGCGTGGATTACCCGCGATATTCCTCAAAGCCTGCGCGAGGCTCCAGGCTGCCTTCGTGTGCGTGCGCGCGAAGCCGGTTTGCCAGTGTACATTGCCCGCGAGCCAGGGCATGGTGCTTGGACATACAGGAGACTGGGATATGCAGAAACACGAGAGAGCCTTTCTTGCCAGCGCGGCTGCTGAGGCTGCCAGGCATGGGGCGACGGTCAAGTACGTCGGCAACGGGAGCAAAGGCCACCCGATGTTCGAGGTGACGCTGGGCACGCAGAGCGAGAAACTGGTCTGCTCCAGCAGCCCCCGCTCCGGCGAGGAGGAGGCTAGGAACTTCGCCCGCCAGCAGTGCCGCCGAGCGTGCGCCAGGCTGGCAGCGAAAAATAATCCAAGCTAGGGGGTTCGCAGGCCCCAAGAAGCAGGCTAGGATACACAGGCAGGCCCCAGCAGTCCTCCCACACCAACGTGGGAGGAGAGGGGGCCGGAGATACAGACATGTCCAAGATCGAGACGGCCAAGGGCCTCACCGCCATCGCCCTCAATCCCTCGAACCCGGCCAAGCAGCGCCTCGACGCGCTCCTCGAGGCCTCCAAGCTGCGCGCCGAGATGAAGGTGGGCTGGCAGCGTCTCACCCCCGACGGCGGTCCGGTCGTGAGCGCGGTCCTCGAGGCCGAGCTGCGGCGACTGGTCGCCAAGGACGAGCAGGCCGACAAGGCCCTCGATGAAATCCCCGCCGACGTCGAGGCCCTCATCAGCGACGGCAACGACGACGAGCCCGAGGGCAACGAACTGGCGGACGCCGGCGACCCGCCTCCGGGCATCGGGGTTCCCGTCGAGACCACCCCCAAGCGCAAGCCCAAGGCGGACGCCAAGCCCAAGGACAGCGAGCGGGGCAAGATCAGCGCCCTCGTGCGTGAACTGCTGCTCGGCACCGACCTCCCCTACGCCGACATCGTGTCCCGCGTCAAGGCCGAGCACCCCGAGGCCAAGACCACGGCCCGGTCCGTCGCCAGCGTCGCCAGCGACCTCCGCACGGCCGGCCAGGCCGTGTCCGTCCGCCGGGCGCCCGCCAAATGAGGCGCCAAGTCCTCATGTTCGTCGTCGCGCTGGCGGTAGCCGGCGCGGGGGCGACCGCCAGCGTGCTGCTCGAGCGGGAAGCCGACCGTAAGATCGAGGACGCTGCCTTTGAGCGGGGCCGCACGGAAGGTATGTGTTGGACCTTCCGCAAGATGGTGACCTCGCCAGCCCTCCGGAATACCGAGTGGGCTTCGCATCCTGCCTCGAAGAAGGTCATCGAGGCCTGCGACCACGAGAAGGCGGGTCTCCTGTGAGGCCGGCGGAGCTCACGCCTGAGCAGGCCGAGACCAAGCAGCGCTGGCTGGCCCTCTTGGGGGACCGCTCCATCGGGGCGCCTCCGACGGGCAGCTACCTGCCCTGTGAGCGCCACCAGGCCTCGCCCAGCGACTGCCAGGTGACCATCCTGGATTTCGTCCTGTGCGCAGCCGGGGCGATCGTGGCTGGCGTCGCCATCTACCTGGCGACCGTGGTAGTCTTCAGCCTCTAGGCCGGCACCTCGGCCAGGCTGGTCGCCTCGCACTGAGAGACCTGAAGGCCCACCCGCTGGCGTGCGGGTGGGCCAGCGCGGCGCTAGGGTCCAAGCATGCCCACGTCAAAGGAATGGCCCGTAACCGAGGAAGACCTCGACCTGCTAGCCGACGAGGCTCTCGGGCCTGAGCCCGATATTGCCCCTTCAGACGACTTCGTGCGCTCCGGCCCCGAGGAAGAGGGCTACGAGCACACCATCCTGCACGCCAGGCAGCGCGCCAAGCGCCTGGCGGCCATCCCCTCCGTCCGAGACGCCCTGTCCAAGCGCCGCAAGCGCGCCTTCCTGATGGCCATCGCCACCGAGGGCAACCTGGCCCTTGCCTGTGCTGCGGCCGGCTGGACTGTCCCCGTCGCCAAGTCCGCCAGGAAGGGCGACCCGGAGTTCGCGGCCCAGTGGGACGCCGCCCTGGAGAACAGCAAGAGCCTCCTGGAGGCAGAGGCCAGGCGCCGCGGCGTCCACGGCGTCAAGGAGCCCGTCTTCCACAAGGGCATGGTCGTCGGGCACATCACCAAATACTCCGATGGCCTCCTGACAACCCTGCTCCGGGCCGAGCTGCCCGAGAAGTACGGGAACAAGGTCGACATGACCGTGCAGAGCAAGGGCGGCGTCCTGGTCGTCCCTGCGGCACCCTCCAAGGACGAGTGGGAAGCCCGGGCAGGAGCCGGGCAGGCCAAGTTCAGGGAAGCCACGGAGGGCTAGACGGATGAGGATCAGCATCGATCGCACGGACAGGGCTTACGACCTGGCCAAGGCCAAGAAAGTCGCCCAGGTCACCCTGGACGGCAAGAAGGTCGCCGCCGTGACCGCCGACGACGAGGAAGGCCTGGTCCGGTACTACCTCCAGGACCCCCAGACCGGCAGCCTGATCCAGGGCGGAGACGGCCAGCCCCAGGTCATCGAGGCCCGGGGCAAGGTCGTCATCGAGATGCGCAAGGACGACCGAGCCTGGTCCAAGGACAACGTCCGGGAGACCAAGGTGGAGGTCGGGCGCCAGCAGGATGGCTCGGTCCACGTCCTGGTCCACTCCTGGGCGCGGCCTGGGGCCATCAAGCGGGTGAAGATCGAGGGCGACATGCCCACCGGTCACGCCCTGGTGCAGAAGGTCGGGATCGCCGCAGGCCATGGGGCTGAGCTGCTGTGCGAGCAGTTTGGCGACCGGCTGGACCCAGGCGAGTGCGCCAGGGCCGCCATGGAACAGGCCTCCATGATGATCGCCGACGAGCGCGCCACCCGTCACTGACGGCCCGCGGGCCTCCCGCCGTACGGCATCCGTCGGCGATGGCAAGGACTCCCCGCTACGACATCCAACTGGACGCAGGAGCTGTCTGGGACGCCGACTTCAGGCCCAAGCGGGCCGGAGTCGCATGGTCCTGGGTCGGCTACAGCGCGTCCCTGATCGTTCTCGGCGAGGACGGTAGCACGCTGCTCGAGCTCACCGCCGAGAACGGCGTGACGCCGACCACGGCTGCCCTGTACGTGCCCGACGATCGTGTCTGCGTCCGGCTGACCGAGGTGCAGACCCTGGCCCTCCACGCGGTCACCGGGCCCAAGACCTGGCAGCTCGACTACACCGACACAACCGGCAGGGAGAGGCGCCTCGTGGCAGGCGCCCTGACGTCCCGCCGCGGCAAGCAGGGGCTGTAGCATGGCAGACGACGTTCTCGAGATCATCCGCGACGGCACCGCCGAGGCAACCCTGGAGGTGCTCATCCCCGGGCCTGCCGCTGGCCAGGCCGGCCGATCGGTTCGGGTCCCCATCTTCTTCCCCGGCGCCTACCTCGTCAACGAGTGCCTGTACGTCCTGGAAGTCCCGGACGACTGCACCCTGTCCGAGCTGCTGAGCGAATGCGGGAGCCTGGTGGCCCCCACGACGGACTTCGTGGTGGCGATCCGCAAGTCCACGGACAACACCACGGACCCTCTCCTGGGCACCACCTGGGGCACTTTCACGGTCCTAGCGGGCGAACGCGCTGGCTCCGCTGATTGGCCCGATGGCGCACTGGTGGCCGGTAACGTGCTCGCCTTCATCGCCCCAGGGACCCTGGACGCGACCCAGGCGGGCTTCTTCGCAACCCTGAGGGGCACCACCTAGATGGCCATCCAGCTCTCCGTCTCCGCGCGGAACAACCGCCAGGACAGCATTGAGACGACCGTCGGTACGGCGCCCAAGCTGCAACTGCGCACCGGCGCCCCGCCGGCCAACTGTGCGGCGGCCGATAGCGGGACGCTGATCTGCGAGATCACCCTGCCCTCCGACTGGGCCGCCGCCGCATCGGCTGGCGCCAAGGCCAAGTCGGGCACCTGGCAGGGCACCGCGGTCGCGGCCGGCGTCGTCGCCCACTTCCGTCTCAAGGACAGCGCCGGCACGACCTGCCACATGCAGGGCACCGTGACGGACACCGGCGGCGGTGGTGACGCGACGATCGACAACGACGACGTCAATACCGGCCAGGTCATCACGGTGACCAGCTGGACCACCACCGATGCGAACGCCTAGGAGGGCACATGAACGTCTCCCGTAAGATGGAGCTGCTCTCGGCGTCGCTCGAGAGCATCATCACCCACTCCGACGAGGACGGCGCGGTCCGCAAGGCCGCCCTGGACAACGTCATCGCCTCGTGCGAAGCGGGCAAGACCCGCGTCGACGCCGAGGTCACCGCCAAGATCGCGGCCCTCACCGAGGGCTAGCCCTCCAGGGAGGCCTCATGGCCGGCCGCAGCATTGTAGGCAACCACATCGCCGGCGGCGGCAGCGGGGTCACCGCGGTGGAAAGCTACGCCACTCTCGGCTTGGCGACGCTTGGAGCAAGCGTCGCTGAGACGGAGGCGCGAATTGGCGTCGCCGGCTGGTTCGAGCGCTTTGGTGCGCTTTACAGCTCAAACTCCAGCGCCACCCGCCAGATTGGCCTATACGTCAACGGCGTAAGGGCAGCTGAGTGGACCGGGATCACGGGCTCAGGCGCTGGGGCCTTTGTCGACAGCGCCCAGTCAGTTGCCCCCGTGGCGGTCGTCGCTGATGACTACGTGTCTCTCAGCCGGCGCAACTTGCTGGGTAACGCTACCTGGCGAGCTCAGTGGGCGGTGTTCCGAGCCGCCACCTCCTGCACGATCGCTGTGGCAGGTATCAGTAGCGGGCTGCCGTTCTCTTCGTCCAGTACAAGCCGCTCGTTCGGCGTCATAGGCCACCAAGCGGTCTACACCGACAACAACACCCTCTCTGAGACGGAGTTCCCAGACGGGGGCACCGCCCGGGCGCCCTTTATCCATGTGGCGACCAATGCCAATTCCGACACCACGGTCATTGAGCTGTACGCCGACGGCGTCGCCACTGGCTTCAAACTCGACGTGCCAGCCGGGTACACGGGCATGTTTGCCCCATCCGTCTCTCCCTACACCGTAGCCGACGGAGCCAAGCTTCGCTGGCGCGTGACGAAGGGGGCCGGCGGGTCCACCTTCTCTTGGACCTTCATTGGCTTCACGCTGGAGCATGCGTCCAACAAGTCCCTGCTGGCCGTTCGCTTTGGCGCCGGCGCCAACCGGACCGGCACGGCGACTGTGCACTACGTGCCCCTCATCAACCGGGGCCTGTTCACCACCACCGTCGAAGCCGACGTGGTTATGAAGCTGGGCTTTGCAGGGCGTCTGTCCCTGCTCAAGGTGCTGACCGCAGCCCCAGCCTATGACTGCGTTATCACCCTGCGAAAGAACGGGGTGGACACAGCCCTGACGGTGACCCGAGCCAACGGCGCTGCCCAAGGCTGGACCGAAGACGCCTCAAACACCGTGGACTTCGGCCCTGAGGACGAGCTGAGCCTCTCGGTGGTGGGCGGCACCTCGGGCAACTGCCAGTTCCACTGCATCCAGATGACCCTGGAGGACCTGTCGAACGACGCCGCGGCGACGATCACCCTGGGCGACATGACCGGGGCGGGAACGATCACGGCGGATCAAGGAGTCGTCCTGGCGCAGACCCTGGGGAGCATGCTCCTGACGAGCACGGCGACGAACGCCATCTCGGCCGCCCTGGCGCAGACCCTGGGCAGCATCTCTCTGGGCTCGGCCATCATCGCGGCCCCCCTGACCGCCACCCTGGCAAAGACCCTGGGCGCTGTGACCCTATCCGCTCAGGCGACCCTGGGCCAGAACGTGGCCTTGGCCAAGACCCTCGGAGCTGCGACCCTGGCTTCGGCCATGGGTGCGCCCCTGAACGTTGTCCTGGCGCAGACCCTGGGCAGCATCGCCCTGGCTGGCGTCGCCACCGCGGGCGATCGGGTCACCTTGGCAAAGACCCTGGGCGCTGCAACCCTGGCCGCCCAGGCAACTGTGGACCAAGGTCTCACCCTGGTGCGTACCCTGGGCGCTGTGACCCTGGCGGCGCAAGCCTCGACGCCCGTGGGCGCCGTGCTGTCAGCGGTCCTGGCGCCGATGGTGCTCTCGGGAGCGGTCAGCTCGCCTTTGGCGGCCAGCCTGGCCAAAACCCTGGGCGCCATGACCCTCCTGGGCTCCGCACAGGCCCCTCTGTCGGCCACCCTGGTCAAGACCCTAGGCGGACTGCTCCTGGGCGCCACGGTGCGTCTGGAGCGGACGTACCGGCGTCGCTACCTCTCCTGGCTGGTCTACTAGTGCCAGGATGTCGCTGCAGGACCTAGAGACCAAACCCAAGATCGTGCTCGGCCCTGATGGCCAGGAGCTGGAACAGGTCTGGAAGCCCCAGGAGGGCTCCCAGGAGCTGTTCCTGACCTGCCCAGTGTTCGAGTGCCTGTACGAAGGCACCCGCGGCCCAGGCAAGACCGATGCCCTGCTCATGGACTTCGCCCAGGGCGTCGGCAGGGGCTACGGGCCGGAGTGGCGCGGCGTCCTGTTCCGCAAGACCTACCCCGAGCTCGCCGACGTGGTCGCAAAGACCCAGAAGTGGTTCCGCCGCATCTTCCCAGGCGCCGAGTTCAACAAGTCCGACTACACCTGGACCTTCCCCGACGGTGAGCAGCTCCTCCTGCGACACGCCAAGACGGTCGACGACTACTGGAAGTACCACGGCCACGCCTATCCCTGGATCGGCTGGGAGGAGCTCACCAACTGGGCGGACGACGCCCTGTACCGCAAGATGATGTCCTGCTGCCGCTCGACCAATCCGAGCATCCCCAGGAAGTACCGAGCGACCTGCAACCCCTACGGCGTTGGCCACAACTGGGTCAAGCGGCGCTTCCGCCTGCCCCACAGCCGCGGCGTCATCATCAAGGACTCGGTCGACCAGGACGGCAACCCCGAGCCCTGGCGCGTCCCGATCCATGGCTCGCTCCACGAGAACCGCATCCTCCTGGACGCCGACCCCGAGTACATCATGCGCCTGCGGGCTTCGGCTCGCAACAGGGCTGAGCTGCGTGCCTGGCTTGAGGGAGCGTGGGACATCGTCGCCGGCGGCATGCTGGACGACGTCTGGGAGCCGAAGGTGCACGTCGTGGCGCCCTTCCGGGTGCCCCGCACCTGGCGCGTCGACCGGTCCTTTGACTGGGGCTCGAGCCACCCCTTCAGCGTGGGCTGGTGGGCGGAGAGCGACGGGACGGACGTCATCTACCCCGACGGGACGGTCAGGAAGACCGTGCGCGGCGACCTGTACCGCATCCATGAGTGGTATGGCTGCTCGCCGAGGGAGCCGAACGTCGGCCTCAACATGCTGGCCGCCGACGTGGCCACAGGCATCGTGGCGCGCGAAGCAGCCATGCTCGAGAGCGGCCTCATCTCCACGCGGGTCAACCCCGGGCCAGCCGACAGCGCGATCAGGTCGAGCGACAACGGCCCCTCGGTCGAGCGGGACATGCAGTCCAAGGGCGTCGTGTGGACGATGGCCGACAAGGGCCCGGGCTCACGTGTGCAAGGTTGGGAACAGCTGCGCAAGCTGCTCAAGGGGGCGATCCCTGAGGAGGGCAAGCCCCGCGAGCACCGCGGGATGTTCTTCTTTCGGACCTGCGAGAACTCGATCCAGCTGCTACCCGTCCTGCCTCGGGACGACAAGAACCTAGACGACGTCGACACCGATGCGGAAGACCACATCGGTGACGAGGTGCGCTACAAGGCCCGCGGCGAGCGCAAGGCGGTCAAGCAGACCGACTTCTAGAGCAGGTAGGTCTCCGCCCACGAGGCGACGGGCGCCGGCCACGGTTCGTCCGTGCGCAGCGGGTCGCAGGGCATGCGCGTGTTGAGGACAAGGTCCGCAGCCATCCCATAGATGTCAACGGCGGCGGGGCGTGAGATCACGCTCGTGGGGTCGTCGTAGTAGCCCTCGACGAGGGCGAGGACTTCTTTGCGTTCAGCCATTTCAGCTTTCCTTGATCTTGAGCAGGACCCGTTGAGCGGTCTGCGGAGTGGCGGGGAGGTAGACGAGGTCCATGTAGGGCGCGACGTAGACCTGTGCGCCCTCAGCAATGTTCTTGAGGGGCATGCGGACGTCACGGCCAGAGGCCTTGATGTGGCCAATCATGGCGTTGAGCGCCCGTTGGACGTGGGGCCCATCAGCGTGCGAGCGGTCCATCATGCGGACCTTGCCGCCGGGAACGCAGACCTGCTCGCTAGGAAACAGTCTGATCCCCTTGGGGGTGTAGCGGGCGTAGATGAAGATGGCCATGAGGGCCCCCTAGGCGACGTGGATGTTGATCTTTTCGAAGGGGAAATCTTGCCCCGGGTAGGCCTTTTCAAGGGCGGCCTTGGCGCTGTCGTATTGAGCGAGCAGGCTGGTGGCCCACGAGTCAAAAGTCGTCTCAAAGTGCTCGCCCGAGGGGGCGGTGTAAGTGGCAGTGACGCGGTTCATAGGGTCTCTCCGTTTTTGACTTTCCCAGTATGCGCCTGCGTCCCAGGATCGTAAACAGAAAAAACGCGGCCAAGGCCACTTTAGGAACGACGGCCCGCACTGGCTACTCGCGCGCGTACCCTCGGCTCCATCCTATCCATCGGAGGCCGCCTTGGCACGGTACGAGAACAGCGACAGCGGCAAGCCCGGGAAGCCCTACCAGGCGCAGGCCGTAGACGACGCGGTGGCCAAGCCCTCCCCTGTCCACGACGCCATGTGCAAGCGCTGGGCGGTCATCCGCACCGTGCTCGGTGGAACCGAGGCCATGCGGGACGCGGGCAAAGACATGCTGCCCATGCATCCCTATGAGAGTGAGGATGCCTGGAAGAGCCGCCGCGACGGCGCGGTCCTCGACAACTACACCAGGCGCACCCTGGACACACTCGTGGGCAAAGCCTTCCGCGAGCCGCCGGCTCCAGGCGACGACGTCCCGGAGGTCCTGCTCACCTTCCTTGAGGACGTCGACGGTGAGGGCACCGGCTTCGCGACCTTCTCACGCGGGTATTTCCGCAGCGGCGTGCGGGACGCGGTGGCCTACCTCCTGGTCGACCACACGGCCGCCCAACCCCGTGAAGATGGCCAGCCCCGCACCAAGGCGGATGACGCCAGGGACGGTCTGAGGCCCTTCTGGCGCGTGATCGACGGGGTCGACATGATCGGCCCACCCCAGATGGTCATGCAAGGTGGGCAACTCCGGCCTGTGCTCGTCCGCTTCCGCGATGACGAGCTGCAGCCCGATGGCGACTTCGGCGAGAAGCTGGTCGAGCGTGTCAAGGTCCTGCGCCCTGGCTCCTGGGAGGTCTGGGAGAAGCAGGCGGGCACCAAGGGCGCCAAGCCCAAGTGGGTCCTGGCCGATGGTGGGTCCACCTCCCTGGACTTCATCCCCCTCATCCAGTTCTACACCGACAAGGAGGGCATCGGCGAAGGCCGGCCGCCGCTCCTCGACCTGGCTCACATGAACGTGCGCCACTGGGTCTCGACGGCTGACCAGAACAACATTCTCACGGTCTCCCGCTTCCCCATGCTCGCCGTGTCCGGCGTGCAGAGCGACGAGAACGGGACGGGCGCCGGCCAGATCGTCATCGGTCCGCGCAAGCTGCTCACCACCGCCGACCCGCAGGCGAAAATCTACTTCGTCGAGCACACCGGCTCCGCGGTCAACTCCGGCAAGGACGACCTCGAGCGGCTCGAGGAGCGGATGAGCTCCTACGGCGCCGAGTTCCTGACCAAGAAGACCGGGACGCAGTCGGCGACCGGTCGCGCCCTGGACGGCGCCGAGGCCATCAGCCAGCTGCAGGCCTGGGGCCTTGACTTCAAGGACGCCCTCGAGTTGGCCCTCAAGTACACGGGCATCTATCTCGGCCTCAAAGGCGAGAATGAAGCCGGCACAATCGAGTTCGAGGTCGACCAGGACGTGGACGTGTCCGAGCCCGCTGAGCTGGGCTCGCTGGACGCGGCCCGCACCCGCAAGGACATCAGCCGCAAGGCCTGGGCCGCGGAGATGAAGCGCCGCGGCATCCTCTCCGAGGAGTACGACGTCGACGACGACCAGGAAGAGATCGACCAGGAGGCTCCGCCTCCGGGCACGGGTCTCGACGGCATGGTCGGTCCCGATGGGACTGTACAGGAGAAGCCACTGGCGGCTGAGGGTGACCCGGCCAAGAAGCCAAAGACGAAGCCGGGCGCCGAGAAGCCGCCCAAGGAGTGAGGCGGTAGATGGCAACGGCCAACCAGAAGCTCTACGAGGCGGCTCTCCGCCACCAGGTCCACCTGCTGCGCTTCTCGGAGGGTCAGGCTGACAGTGTGCTCAGGCTCCTCGCCGAGACCGAGCTGGACCTCCTGGAGCGGATCACGGGCGCCTTCGCAGCCGGCAAGGACGCCTCGAGGCTCGAGAGCATCCTGGCCTCCGTACTCAAGCGCCGCGCCCAGGTCTACCAGGCGATCGGCAAGGAGCTGACCGAGCAGCTGAAGGGCCTCGCTGAGGCCGAAGCTGCCTGGGAGGCTGCAGCCCTGACTGGCTCCGTGCCGATCAAGCTGAACCTGGCGTCCGTTCCCCTCGAGTCAGTACTGGCTGCCGCCGGCACCCCCATAAACGGGGTGCCGCTGGAGGGCTGGCTCAACAACATCGGGTCCTCTGAGGCCACTCGCCTGCAGCAGGTCGTCTCCCTGGCGATTGTCCAAGGTCAGACCATCGACCAGCTGGCGTCGGCGATCCGAGGCACCGCGAAGGCGAACTTCGAGGATGGCATCCTGGCGGTGTCCCGCAGGAACGCCCAGGCGCTCGCCCGCACAGCGGTGAGCCACGTGTCAAACCAGGCCCGTGAGAGTGTCTGGAACGCCAACAAGGACATCGTGAGAGCCCTGCGGTGGACGTCAACCCTGGACGGCCGCACCTCCAGCATCTGCCAGGCGCGCGATGGCCACCTGACCCCCGTCGGCGACTCGATCCTCCCGCCGTCGGAGCAGCCCCTGTCGCCTGCGGGCGCCCGCCCGCCGGCGCACTTCCAGTGCCGATCGGTCATGGTCGCTGTGCTCGATGGCGTCGCCATCGCGGGCGACCGGCCCTTCGTGGCCGATGAGCGCACCCGCGCCAAGCGGGAGAGCGCCTTCCGCGAGGAAGCCAAGAAGCGCGGCGTTCCAATCCAGCAGGTCCGCAAGGAGTGGGCCGACAAGAACGTGGGCCAGGTGCCCTCGAGCACGTCCTACTCCGAGTGGATGAAGGGCCAGCCGAAGGCCTTCCAGGATGAGGTCCTGGGCAAGGCCCGCGCCGACCTGTTCCGCAGCGGGCTCCCGCTCGAGCGGTTCGTCGACGCGTCGGGTCGGAAGCTGACGCTCGAGCAGCTCCGCGCCGAGCTGGCCGGCGACGCTCTGAACGTCCTGCAACCTGCCGTCGGGCTGAAGGCCAAGGGCCTGCTCATGGCCGGCGCTGCGCCCGAGGACATCATCAAGGCCCTCAAGGCTGAGTTCCCCGACGCCAAGACGTCCCTGGCGTCGCTGGCCACCTACAAGTCCGAGCTCAAGAAGGCCGGCCTGCTGCCCGATCCGGGGCAGTCCATGAACCTGATCCAGATGCAGAACGTGCCTGGGTACAGCACGGCCTACGCCATGGAGGCCCTGGAGAAGACCCTGCCCAAGGGCATCACCTCGGCGATCGGGGGCAAGTGGGGCCAGGTCGTCGGTGACCTCCAGGGCCACCCTGGCGCGTATGCCCACTACAAGCCGGGCATCGGTGTCCAGCTGTCCGACGCCAAGATCAAGACCCTGTCGCCTCTGCAGGCGCAGCAGGTCATGGCCCACGAGCTGTCCCACCTCCTGCACAAGGAGCATGACCTCGTCCTCGGAGCCGAGGACATGCAGGCCATGTGGGCGAAGGCGAAGGCCATGCCGCCCGAGCTGAAGAAGCTGTATGGCTACTACCTGGCGCACCCGGACGAGCTGTGGGCTGAGGTGCTCGGCCAGGCGCTCAAGCCCGGCCCGCTGACTTCCCAGGGCATCGACGCCAAGGCCTTCAAGAGCTTCTTCGCTGCCTACATCGAAGAAGCCCAGATCGTGGCCAAGGCCAAGTTCCCTGACGCCCCGCCCTACATGCCTGGCGCCCCGGGAGGCGTCATCCCAGGCATGGGTGAGATGGCCGGCAAGCCGACGTCGATCGGCGCCTTTGCCAAGGCGCTCCTCAAGCAGGGCATGTCGGACGACCTGGTCCTGGCCGCCGTCAAGGCGGAGTTCCCAGAGGCCAAGACAGGCATCAACTCCATCAAGAGCTACAAGTCCGAGCTCAAGAAGGCCGAGGCCCTGGCTATCGGTAAGCCTGGCCCGGTCGTGCATGCGGTCGTGGACGCCGAAGTGCCGGCGCCGTCCGTTGTGGCGCCCCCGCCAGCTGCCCCGGTCCTGGCGGACTACGCCAAGATGAGCGTGGTGGACCTGGTCGACAAGCTCCTGGCTGGTCCGGGCCTGGTCGGCCTGGGGCCGATGAAAATCACGGGCAGTATCACTGCCTCGAAGGCCATCAAGAAGGCCGCGGCGGTGCTCTTCAAGGCAGGCTTGAAGACCGAGACGGTCGAGCAGGCTTTGGCCCTGAAGTTCAAAGGCACGCCGGCTGCACCGTATGTCCCGAAGAAGAACAGCCTGGCGTCGCTGAAGTCCGCGCTCAAGAAGGACGGGCTATTCCTGGACAGCAATCCCCTCGAGCCCCTGAAGGCCACCGACCTGGGCTACACGCAGATGCTGCCTGAGCCGAAGCTGTGGGGCAAGCCGCTCGGTCCCTTCGCCACGCAGGCTGTCGCCAAGGCGGAAAGCATCATCTTCCAGGGTGGCAACTGGGATGAGGTCGAAGGCGCCCTCAAGCTCATGCAGTTCGGCACCGGTGCTTGGAACCCCGAGGGCGGCAAAGACCTGTTCGACCTCGCCTGGTACAAGGTGAAGACCGGCAAGGCCGTTAAGCCTGGCGTGACCGCCGCGCACAAACAGGCGTTCTCCTACGAGGCGCCCAAGCCGTTGCGCCTGGCGACTACCCCGCGCGAAGGCCAGCCGCCGCCGCCCAGGTTCAGCGAGACCGACCGCAACGGGGCCATTCGTGTGATGACCCAGGAGTCGGGAATGGACACTCGCGGGCTGGCGCCTTTGAACGCCAAGCAGTCCGCCGCGGGTCTCGAGCAGCTGACTGCCGAGGAGTACTCGGCCATCCGCATGTACACCGGGGGCCATTATGGCAACCTGAATAGGCGCCTGCGTGGTGGAGAGTTTGCAAACAACCCGCACCTTCAGGCGTACGTCGACGCCGCCTTGCACGGGCTGAGGAAGATGCCCAAGCACGTGGGCTGGGTCAACCGAGGCATGAGCATCTACGGTGACGACATCGCCAAGCTCCGCGCCAGGTATGTCCCTGGCGCAATCGTGGAAGAGCACGCGTTCATCTCCACGTCAACGGCAAGCGGCTTCAGTGGCAACGTGCGACTGCGCATCCTGTCCAAAACGGGGGTAGACGTTGCCCCCTATAGCCGGCACTCTAGCGAGATGGAAGTCCTCCTCGGCCCTGGCACGCGACTTCGCGTGACGAGTGTTGAAGGCACCGGCGACCGCATGACAATCACGATGGAGGAGGTCTAGTGCCCCCGGAGTTTGAAGACAGGGACGTGACGTCGGACGGCTGGGCCGAGAAGACGAACTTCCTCCCGGGCATTGACCTGGATCAGCCAGGCCCCGAGCTGCGCTACCAGCTGCTCCAGGGCAAGGTCTTCACCCTGCAGCTCTTCCCCTCAGGGGCTGTAGCGCGGGGCGAGATCGCTCCGAAGGAGCTCGCGGCGCTGATCCAAACCGATCCGACCGAAGACGGTTGGTACCACCCCGACGGCAGGTTCCTGGGCGATGAGCCTGGGCTGTCGATCGACTGAACACCATACAGGGCCGAACGCGCGACGCCAAGGCCAGCCTAAGGGACCCGTGATGGGCCCTAGAATGTGAGACGCAACGACATGGAATGGGACTTCACGACCAACGGCGAGATCGACGCCGACACCTACGCCAAGGCGCCTGAAAAGCTGCGTGGCGCCTACGAGGAGCGTGACGGCAAGTACGTCATTTCCGAAACCGCCCGCGGCCTGGTGGAGTCCATCACCGGCCTGTCCGGCGCCCTGAAGAATGAGCGCAAGGTCACCGGCACGCTGCGCGGCCAGAAGGACGCCACGGCGGTCTTCCAGGAGCTGTTCGGCGACGACGTGACCGACGCCGAGACCGCCAAGGCCAAGGCCAAGGAGCTCCGCGACGCCGCGGCCGCCAACGCCAAGGTCGACCCGGCCAAGATCAAGGCTGACATCGAGCGGACCTTCGCGACCGAACGCGAAGAGCTGAACGGCAAGGTCGGCAAGATGGAGGGCACGCTCTCCAAGCACCTTGTCGACAACGCCGCCGTGCAGGCGCTGGCCGCCGCCAAGGGGTCGACCACGCTCCTGCTCCCGCACATCCGGAACAGCGTGAAGGTCGTGGCCGACGGCGACGACTACGTGGTCCGCGTGCTGGACTCGCAGGGCGACTACCGTGGTGACGGCAAGGGCGGCTTCATGAGCGTCGAGGACCTCGTCGCCGAGCTCAAGAACTCCAAGGAGTTCGCGCCGGCGTTCGAGAGCGACGGCATGTCGGGCAGCGAGACCCGCACGGGCGTTCGCCCGGGCGAGACCCGCCGTGGGCCCCCGGGGCAGACGAAGCGCGACGACATGAGCCCCACGCAGATGCTGCAGGCGGGCCTCGAGGCACGTCGCCGCCGCTAAGGCGCGGGCCTACAAGCCAGAACGGAAAAGGGGCGGTCCTTGCGGGCCGCCCCTTCTTCGTATCAAAACTGCCTCAGCAGTCGGTCCGCCCTCGAGGGGTGGCCCGTGACGCTTTCGCGCCGTTCTCGAGGCGGTGGCGGCACGAGACGCCTCATGGGCGTCGTGGGGTCACCAAGCTGGAACAGCGCATTGGTCGGCTGATAGGCCGGCGTGGGGCGAACGGCGCGGGCGCCGTTGCCAAAGTACTCTGTCTTTGCCATAAAGGCTTGCCCTTTTGAAAAAGGGCAGTGGGCTACTAGCCCACCGCCCGGTCAATTTCCTCAATCAGCTCTGCAACGGATTTTTGCCCGTAGGCAATGTCCAGCAGGATATTCATGAGCTCCTGGCGGCTGAAGTCCAAAAGAACTTCAACAGCGTTGAAACGATCGGCGTTGGGACGGTCCATAGGGTCTCTCCGTTTTTGACCTTCCCAGTATGTGCCCGCGCTCCAGGGTCGTAAACAGGGAAAACACGGCCAAGGCCATTTTCTTTAGCGCCCGCGAGCGCTGGCTCCCCCGCATGGGACCCCACGGCATGGATGCTCTCGACAGTTGCTGAGGCTCGAGCGTGATGCGAGAGGCCAGTCAGCAGCTCGACGGCTCCTGGGACGCGCGACGCCGACCTGGCCTTCTCCCCACGTCATCGCAACCACCAGGAGGGCCCAATGGCCTCAGTTACCCTCGCGGAGTCGGCCAAGCTGTCGCAGGACATGCTCATCGCCGGCGTCATCGCGAACGTCATCACCGTCAACCAGATGTACGAGATGATCCCCTTCGACGGGATCACCGGCAACTCGCTCGCCTACAACCGCGAGAACGTCCTCGGCGATACCCAGGTCCTGGGCGTCGGCGGCACGATCACCGCCAAGGCCGCCGCGACCTTCACGAAGGTCAACAGCGACCTGACCACGATCATCGGCGACGCCGAGGTCAACGGCCTGATCCAGGCGACCCGCTCGAACGTCGTGAGCCAGGAGGCCACCCAGGTCGCCTCCAAGGCGAAGTCGGCCGGCCGGCAGTTCCAGGACATGTTCGTCAACGGCACCGGCGCCAGCGACCAGTTCCCCGGGCTGATCCAGCTCTGCCCGGCTGGCCAGACCCTGTCCGGCCAGCCGACCGACGGTGAGGCCCTGAGCTTCACCCGGATGGACGAGCTGCTCGACCGGGTTATCGCCAAGGACGGCCAGGTCGACTTCCTGATGTTCAACAGCCGCACGCTCCGGTCCTACAAGGCCCTGGTGCGCGGCCTGGGCGGCATCACGGCGGACGACGTCTACGAGATGCCGTCGGGCCGGAAGATTATCGCCTACTCGGGCGTCCCGATCTTCCGGAACGACTGGGTCCCGATCAACCAGACCAAGGGCTCGACCACGACCGCGACGACCATCTTCGCGGGCTGCTGGGATGACGGCTCCCAGAAGGTCGGCATCACCGGCATCACTGCCGAGGAGAGCGCCGGCCTGGTGGTCGAGGACGTCGGCATCAGCCAGACCAAGGACGAGCGGATCACGCGCGTCAAGTGGTACGTCGGCATGGCCCTCTTCTCGGAGAAGGCCCTGGCGATGGCTCCGGGCATCACCAACTAGGGTCATCAACGGCCCTGCGTTCTAGGCGCCGGCCGTCCCACCCCGGGGCGGCCGGCGTTTCTACATCCCTCCAGGCTCTAAAGGAGCACCGTCCACATGGCTCGCAAGCCCTACATCCTCCGCCGCCCGGCCACCAAGGCCCTGAACAACGTGACTGCCCTGGCCGTCTTCGCCGAGGACGCCGCGCAGGCCAAGGCGATCGCCAACGACTACGCCCCGCAGGACGTCCTCGACGCCTGGTCGAACGTCACCCCGGTCGAGATCACCTCGGCCGTCAACACCTGGGTCGGCTGGACGTTCAACGCCCGCGTCCGCGCCGTGACGACCGGCGCCATCATCGCCGACGTCGCCGTGACCGCCGACGCCACGACTGACACGATCGACGAGATCGGTGCGGCCCTGGTCACCGCTCTGAACGCCACGACCATCAACAACGCCTCGTACGCCTCGAACGTCCTGACGCTCGCGGCGATCGCGGATGACATCGGCACTGCCACCGTCGAGGTGTCCGCCACCGGCCCGGGCGGTCGCGTCATCCCGGGTATCTGGGGCGCGGTTGTGCACCAGGGTATCGCCGGCGCCGCCCTCACCGCGGCCATGCCGGCCGACGCCGACATCGCCCCGGTCGTCGTGGCCGTGAGCGACGGCAGCTTCTAAGCCAAGCTGCCACTTAGCCAGTTGGGCCCGCGGAGCAATCCGCGGGCCCTTTTGCTTTTGGGCACCAATGGTCTTTAACCGCCAGACGCAAGGGCATGGTCCAAGCACCATTCCCAGGAGAGACCCTCAAGCCATGTCCTACAAGTTTGTCCTCGTCGGCCCGCGCGCCGGCTCCACCATCGTCCTCGGAGCGTACGACTTCGTCGAAGGCGTTCACACCATGCCCACCCGCGAGGGCATCGAACCCGGCCCGAAGGACGCCAAGCTGCTGGGTGACTACCTGGCGAAGACCCACAACGCCTTCCCCGCCGGGTCCGACGAGCTGAAGGCCGCCCAGGTCATCTGGGATGCCCGCGGAAAACCGGCCAAGGCCACTGAACCGGCGCCCGTCGAGCCTGTCGTCGAGCCTGTCGTCGAGCCTGTCGTCGAGCCTGTCGTCGAGCCTGTCGTCGAGCCTGTCGTCGAGCCTGTCGTCGTGCAGGGCACGGCGGTCGAGCCGGCCGCCCCTGCGGGCGAAGTCACCCCGGCCACTCGCCAGACCATCTCGGCCGTCCGCGACGCGCTGACCAAGCTGGACCCGGCGGACGACTCCCACTGGACCGACCGCGGGCTCCCGTCGGTGCAGGCCGTGCGACAGATTGCCGGCAACGACAGCGTGAGCCGCGCCGACATCGAGCAGGCTGCCCCGAAGCTGGACCGCGCCGCGGCCCAGAAAGCCAAGGACGAGGCTGACCCCCTCGCCTAATCTGGAGAACTAGTCATGGCCCTCATCGTCCAAACCTATCCCACTGTGACGGCGGGGGCCAACGGCTACGTCTCCCTGGTAGAGCTCAAGGCCTACCTTT